TCATACCCCCAAGAGAACTTGATCAAACGCAAATAGTGCCTCGTTGATCTTAAAAACATTGTAGTTGCCGTTCTTTATAAAATACTCAATTATGATATCAAATTTATTACTATGGGACAGCGCAAAACCGGCTTTCATCAGAAAGTCTTTTGTTTCTTCAAGGCTCAGTTCCAAGGCAATCGCAAAGGCGATAGCCGTTGTTTTGCTCGTTTTATAGTTTACATCGGAGCGTATCTTTGAAAACAGTCTGCGGTCAACATTTGCTTTCTTATATACTTCGGTGTCTGTCAACCCTTTTTCATCAATCTTCCTGAGAAGCATTTGTGAAAAACTCTCGTCGATTTGATTGACCACTTCTTCCAAACTGATGCCTTTCGGTGCTGCAACGGCACATTCAGGTTCTTTACATGCCTCTGTTGCATATGCATCGGGCAGAATCTGCGTTCCTGCTAAAAGCGTACTTTTCTCACAGACATCTGCACGGGGTCGATTATAAATAAAATGAGTATCGACATATGTGTCGTCTATATAAGATGTTATCTCCGCAAATAACTTTTCGCTGATTTGAAAAGCGGATTTGTCAAACACCACTAAGTAAACCAGCATATCGTGATCGAGGAGGAATTCGGTTATCATGTCTACGGCCACTTTCAGCACCTGGTCTTTCGGATAACCGTATATGCCGGACGAAATCAAAGGAAAAGCAACAGATTCACAATTATATTCTTCGGCGAGTTTCAAGCTCTCTTTATAGCAACTCTTCAACAGGCTTTCCTCGTTGCTGCTGCCGTCTTTCCACTTCGGGCCGACCGTATGGATCACATACTTGCATGGCAGGTTATATCCCTTTGTAATCTTTGCTTGACCGGTTTTACAGCCGCCGAGTTTCATACACTCAAACAACAGCTTCTTTCCGGCAGCATTATGAATTGCGCCATCAACACCGCCACCACCGAGTAGTGTGGAATTGGAGGCATTGACTATGGCATCACATTCAATTTTAGTTATGTCGTTTCGTATTATTTTAATCGGCATTTCAGCCCTCCAGTAGCAAAGGGGCCATGACAAAGCATAGCCCCTTCACCGAGTGTTAAATTACAGTTTGCGAACTAAAACCTTGACTTTCGGATCATCTGCATCGTATTCTTCCAATACTTCTTTGATTGCTCTGAGCTCCGAACTAGTGGAAGCGTTTTCTATGCGTTTTAAAATTTCATAGTATTCGCTTTCTGACAAAGACTTGCTCATTTATAACCCTCCTTTGCTATTATATTATAATAGAGCTTTGTTGTATCAAAGCAATATTATCCGTTCCTCTAATAGAACAACTGCGACACAATATAGCTAGTGCCATATTACAATCTTAAATTTTAGAATTTTTTATCTTCATAGGGGGTGCTTTCTACGCCGTTGTTTTGAAGTTTATTGACCATACGATCAAGAGTCCCCCTCCACATATGGTTAAACCACTCAGTATGACCAAACCATTTTACAAGAGTAGGGCTGACTGCGTAATATGCTCTAATGAATGCACGACCATACCAAGTTTCAGCAAGAGTGTTGTCACGGAATCTTCTCAGTGTCCATACTTCGGGGCAATCGTAGGAACCATATACTGCTGTAGCAACATAACAGCCGCCGGATTTCTTTGGCGCAGCATTCTGATAACCGGTATTGTTATAACTATTACCGCCTCGCATCTCTTGCTCCAGGATCTGGGCATTATTTCGAGCATTTTCATCGCCTTCGGCCCCAGCCTGACGCCACCAATAAAGTGCCTGGTTATCATCTCTTGAAGTACCCCACGCATTGTGGTAACAAAGACCAAGATTGTACTTGGCGGTTGTGTTTCCGCGTTCGGCAGACAGTTTCCATAGCGGGAACGCTTTATAATTATCGTTTGTCTTTGTTGCATACATTAGAGCAAGGCTAAAGATAGCTTCATCATAATAATCACCTTCGCCTGCATCTATAACATCTCTGTAATAGGATTCAGCTTTGCTATAGTTTGTTGGGATGCCCTCTCCGTCAGCATACATATCTGCCAAACAAGATTTTGCTTGAATGTTGCCTTGCTCAGCTGCTTTTTCGAACCATTGCACAGCCAAAGCCTTATTCTCAGCTGTTCCTCGGCCGGCTCTATAGCTTACGCCCAAATTCTTTTGAGCAAACTGTTCGCCTTTTTCGGCTGCAAGTGTGAACCAATGGAAAGCTTCACGATCATCTTGTGCAACACAATCACCTGTTGCATAGCAAACGCCAAGAGAACCCATTGCCTCCGGATAACCGGCATCGGCAGCCTTTTTGAAAAGTTCAAGTGCGCGAGGTTTATTCATCGGAACGCCCATAGATCCGTCACGATACAATTCTGCCAGATCATTCATGGCCTTCAGGTGCCCACCAGCACTTGCTTTTTCCCAGTATTCAACACCTACCGCTGAGTTGCCGTTTGTGATTTCTTCAAACCCCATAAGCGCTTGGGCTATTACATGCCCATTATCAGCAGCCTTCTTTAGCCACTCGTGAGCAATGGTTTCATTTTTATCTACCCCAGAGCCTTCATCATAAGCCTGATAGACCAAGAATTGGGCTTCCACATCGCCTTCTTCTGCGCGTTTAATATTGAATTCGAAAGCTTTCTTAGGATCCGTTCCATCTTCGGTAGTATTTCTTTTATATACGAATGCAAGCATATCGTCTGCTTCTGAGTCACCCATGGCCTTCGCCTTTTCAAAATATTCAACAGATTTGGCAACATCCTTCTCTGTGCCAAGTCCGTCATGAACAAAAATGCCAACCTTTACAGTGGCACGTGCATGCCCGTTATCACTCGCGTATGTATATAGTTCCAGCGCCTTTGCAAGGTCTTTTTCTACACCTGTTCCGTTTTCATACATTAAGCCAAGGCAAAAAGCGCCATGTGCGCTACCGGCAGCATATGCCTCCGCGTAATAATTCGCCGCCTTTTCAAGATCCGGTGTGGTAATACCGTTTTCATCATATGCATAACCCAACTGAAGCATAGCATCAATGCTACCTTGAGACATAGCTTTCTCAAAATACTCAATAGCGAGCGGGAAATTCTGCGCTGTTCCGGCACCATCCTTATAGCAAAGACCTACATTTTTACTGCATCCATTGAACCCAGCTTCACTACCTTTCAGCCAGATTTCAAATGCTTTTTCTTGATTTTGGATCAGGCCACATTCGCCATTAAAATATAACCCACCAAGTCGGAAAGTTGCTTTTTCATCACCCGCAGCATACGCATCCTCATAATAGCGAACTGCTTTTTCATAATCCTGAGCCACACCGTTTTCTCCGAGGCGATAAATTTCCGCAAGTCTATAACAAGCGTCAGGATGTTTTTGCTCCGCAGCGAGAGTATACCATTTTACCGCTTCATCAAAATTTTTCTCGATACCGTCGCCTTCCTCATAATTCATGCCAGTTATATACTGCGCTCCCCAATGTCCGAGCTCGGCTGACTTTTTCCAAAGTTCGGTTGACTTAGGTACATCTTTTTCAACTCCGAGGCCATTATAATAAGCTTTTGCCATAGCATACAGCGCATCTGAATTGTTTTGCTCCGCAGCTAACATAAACCACTTATTTGCCTCTTCATGATTGACCTCAACAATCTCGCCATCACGATAAATATTGCCTAATTTTACTTGTGCGTCTGCATCTCCAAGTTCTGCAGCACGAACATAAAGCTCTATTGCTCTGGTAAAATTCTGTTCAACGCCTACACCGTCATACAGGTATTCAGCTAAATACCAAAGAGCAGCTTTGTTGTTATATTTTATTGCACGCTCATAATATTCAGCAGCTTTGCTGTGATCTTGTTCAACACCAAATCCGCCTCTATAGCAACTTCCTATGTTAGTTAATGCGGTAGCATTTTCGGGATCCATTTCTAAAACCCGATTGAACCACGCAAATGCTTTGTCATTGTCCTCTTCGACATCAATGCCGCGGTAATAACAATTAGCAACTTCGAGAGCTGCTTCTACATCGCCAGATTCAGCTCTTTTCAATAACTCCTCATTAAACATACATCTTTCCTCCGTTTTTGCTGTTTTTTTGAATCATATTTTATTTATGCTTGAGGTACACTGGAACCACATTTGCCGCAAAACTTTTGCTTAGGGCGTAAGTACGAGCCACAATGACTACATACTATTGGCTCACATTGGTATTCGTCGAAATACTTCAGTTCGCAAGCGTCTCTAGCTACTCGATATTCTTCAAACACCTGTGTTGGCATCAATAATGGCCCTTTTGAAATAATCTCGTCCAGCTCCTTCATATTTTCGAGCAATTCATCTGCGGTAAATTTAGAAACTTTATTCTGGATAGCGTTAACCACATTAAAGTCCAATGAGACATCTTCAAGCATTTCTTGATTATCTTCGGACTCCTGTTCAATAGGGACTGTAATATCCGGTTTATCTGACTGTTCTCCATAAGTCATCTGTCGCCTATTCCTACGAATTGCCTGCTCCTTCAAAAGCAATTGTTTATATTCCTCCATGAATGAAAACAGGTCATTGATTTGAGAGGCAATCTCTTCTTCATCCAAAGTTTGAATAAACTCCTGAACTTTTGCCATATCATACACTTGTATCACCACCCCGCTCAATATTGTAGGAAAGTGAACCATCTTCGTTAAGCTCAGTAATAACCAATGTGGAATTTTCTTCAATATGCTTCATCACAAGAATACGAGAAAGTGGATTGATTAAAACGCTCTCAACCATATTTCCAATGCCTCGACCACCATTAACCAGATTGCTACTTGCTTTTGAATGAAGTTGCGAGTAATATTCAGATGATAATTCGAGGGTAATGCCTTTTTCATTAAACAAGTTGTTTTTGATTTTATTAACTTGTCCTTGAAGTATTTCGTCAACAACATTTTCCCGAATGAAATCAAAAACAACAAAATTATTGCCGATACGGTTTAGCAGCTCCGGTCTGCCAATCCTAAAACTAAAGAAGTTCTTTATGGAAGTAAGAACTTTTTCCTCAATTTCCGAGTATGGCATGTCGATTGTTACATTCTGATATCTGATCCCGTTGGTTGAATCAACATCAATCATGCCGAGATTGCTCGTGAAAATGATGAGCGTTTCAGAGAAGTATACAGTTTCACCAGTTGAGTCCGTCATCCGACCATCCTCTAAAATTTGAAGAAACTTATCCAAGATAGATGGGTCAGCTTTATCAATCTCATCAAACAACAGAACTGAGAATGGCTTTTCTTTAACTGCATTTGTAAGTTGTCCGCCAGCACCATAACCAACATACCCAGGAGGTGCTCCAAGAAGTTTTTGGTCCGAATGACTTTGCTGGTATTCACTCATATCAAATCGGGTAACAAATTTTTCATCGCCAAAAATTAGTTCAGCTATTGCTTTCGCCAACTCTGTTTTGCCGGTACCTGTTGGCCCTGCAAAAAAGAGAATACCTTTCGGCTTGCCTGTAGCACTTCCTTGAATACCCGACATACCCGAACATGCACGGCCGAGAATGTCAACAGCTTTTGAAATTGCTTTTGGCTGCCCCTTAACCCTTTTCGTTAAAATACCTTCAGCATTTTCTATTATGGAGTGATCTAACTTATCCCAATGGCTTTCTGTTTCGCCATATTTAAAGAGGTTAATAGCTTCTCTGACTTTTTTTGCTGATATACCTCTTTGCTCACAAAGCGAAAGGACACCAAATACCTCTACATTAGAGAAACCCTCTGTCAAATTACTGATTTCGTCGATTGCTTTTTGAAGTTCATCACCAGAAAGCGACTCATAATCGTAGAAAACGGACATGTTACTTGAGATATAGCTTCTACGCAGCTCTTTATTTGGTTTTGAGATAGACACATTCTTTATGAACGGGTTGTTAATGTAAAACCACGCTGGAAGGTCATTGATTTTTTCAACTATGTAAAAAATCAGGTTTGTAAGTAAATGATTATTTTTTGAGCTTATAGCCTGTTTCCTTTTCTTGGATGAAAGAAAAAGCCGCGTAAGGCACTCCAGCTCGTTTTCAGACAGCATATCCGGAGAAGATATTGTTGTATTTGCCATATCGAACACGATTGCAATAGGAATACTTGTGTTTTCAAGAGCTGTCCTCATTGCAATAGTTGCAGATTCAAACGATTTACAGGTATCTGCATTTGATTTTGCAGCATCAAAAAACTTTTTCATGCCCGACTTAGAGTAAGGGTTATGAAATCCATCAATTTTGTTATAGAATACAACAACATCATAGCCTTCACCGTCCAAGTAACGATAAAGGTATTCGTCCAATGTTACATGCTCGCAAACATTCTCTTGAGGATAAACCCACCCTTGAAGATCATGGACATTACCCTCAACAATGAAGGCTGTCTTCATGTTTTCATATATTTCAAGATCCTTGTGCCATTTTGGCAATTCTAACGCCATTATTATTCCTCCTCGTGACGATGTACAACCAGTTCATAATCGTAAAGCTTAATTACATCGCCATCACGGGCAAATCTCGCAGAGCCCTTGACTAATTGCTCATTATTGATGAAAGTGCCATATTTACTTATATCTTCAATCAGAAGCCCGATTCGCCCTCTATAAGACACTTTAATATGTTCACGGCTCACCGCATTATGTTTCCCTAGTAATTCTGCTCCAAGTGCATTTCTGCCGACTATTCCACCGGAAGAGGGGATAACGATTTGTTCCTTGCCGTCAGGTGTATTCAAACTATAATAGAACCTATCTAATGATATATCCTCTGATGTTTTTTCATCGGTGATTTCTTCCTGTTCTTCAACGAGATCTTCGTCAACAACAGACACCTCTAAAAGACTGCGTCCGCATTTTTCGCACTTTCGAGGAGCAAGGCCACGATGCTCAAACATATTTTTGGTTCCGCAATCACACAATTTATAAAATGCCATCTAATCACCCCCCAATATATTGCTCTTGTTTTTTCCCTCTCGAAATTTTCCGAGAGTTGTTCTTTCTGACTTTTCGCATCTTCTCCGCATTGGGTTTTTCCTCACATTCAATACGCAGGAATATACCGCGTTCCTGCATTTTACGGATCACCATCAAATGTTTTTGGCAAACTTTATGCGCTGATTCTTCTATCATGGCTTTTTTATCTGAGGAAAGCGAATCGGGATTGTCCGTTTCTGCAACCGTTTCAAAAATAATTCCTCCGCCATCCATGCTCATAAAGATTGAGCAATCAGAAAGTGTTTCATCGACAACTTTGTGACCCAAAAGTCCATCCAATTCCATTTCATCAACAACGCTCATATTTAGTTCCTCAAATACTTCAACGAGGTTTTGATAAACATAGTCTTCTTTCTTTTTTTCTGTATAGCGTTCAAGAAGCTTTTTGCTTTCTGTTTTAATACTTTCTTTTTTTATCTTCTTCGGTTTAATGCCAAGCAGTTCACAGAGTGCATAGTATTCAAATAACTCATCTGTGGCATCGGCAGGTTCAAACATTTCTATTTTCTTTTTAAGCGAATCAAAACGCCGCGCAACAAGTTCTTTAAAGTACTCATAATCAAGTTCATCGTCGTTTAAAAGCTCATTAAGGTATGAAACGAAACTGTTGCGTGCCTTGACATCATCTTCAGATTCCAACACTGCGGTAGCGAGCTGTGCATTTAGTTCTTGTGCATATGTAAGTTTCTTCACTTTGTCTGAAGTTTCTGCTTCAAAAGCGTCCAAAAGATTCGACCAGTCAATGACAGCCAAACTTCTTTTATCAGAATTGTCAGTCTCAACACTAATGTTTTCTAATCCTTCTGATAAACCGGTTGAAATAACTTCATTTGTATCGTAATCTTTGACATTACTGATTCTCTCGGTACGAGTTGCCGAAGCAGTTGTGGCCGAGGCTGCTGCCGTTTTGGCAGCATTGATTTTTTCAGTTACACTTCCGATATCTTTGGCCATTTGCCGGAATAATTCCGCTTGGTGCTCTCGTTCCTTTTCCAATTGAAATTTCAGTTGACGGTGTATGTTTTCGAGGTTACGAACCTCCCACCGTATATACACTTCGCTACTCATAAACGCCCTCTGTCTATAGTTCAAAAAATTTTAAAATGTCATCTTTATATCCGATGCTATACAACCAAGCCATCAATTTTGTATCATTGGTCATTTTTTCAATGTCTGCAAGGTCCATATTTACAACTTCGCCAACAAACTCGTCGATCGTTGAAATAGTTTTGCCGTTTATTTCGTATTCCTTTTCACGGTTGAAAAGATAATATAACATTCTTGGAACAAAATCCGGACTGCTGTTGTTCATTTTGATTATTCGCCTGACCTGATCGATAAGGGCTGGCTCATAACCATTAGCCTTCAGGTAAAATTCAAAAAGGTCATTGTTGATAATGGCTCGCATATCTTCGGTAATTTCAGAATTCAAGCCATTAACAAATTCCTTTGCATTACCGTAATTAACGCCTTTATATATTAAATTGGGATTTTTACGAATTCGATAAAGCGTATAAAATACCGCTTGATCCTCATCGGCCAACTTACTATATTCTCTGATATCCTTTTCTAAGTCAGAATCAAATTGGGCTATAAACTCAAAGAAAGGTGTTCTTTTGAGCTGCTTCTTTGTGTGATTCCAGTTTTCAGCGATAGCAACTGCTAATTCTTTCAACGAGCCAACAGTAACAATCCTGTCATCAAAAATGCCAAATATCAGTGGATCCGGCTCTGCGTTTTGATCTTCAAAATCCTCTTCTGAATAAATGCTGTTGTCCTTAATTCTAACAAATTCGCCTTCGCACCATTTCTTTACATCTTCGTAGCCAAAACGTTTCTGCTCGTCTTCAACCAGCAATCCCGATATCAATCGTCTAAGACGCCCGTCAATATTTTCGGGAACTTCGATCCCATCTTCCCACATTTGAGTGATTGCTGTCATATCCAGGCCTTCAAAGAGAGAATGGCCTGTAGCCAGCTTAATAAGAACTAAGCCTAGTGCGCCGTAATCATATGCGGGTGTTTTAGTTGTTTTTCCAAAAAAGGATACCGTTCTTGGCGCATACTCTGGTGTTCCTTTTATCTCATCAATCAGTTTTCCTTTTTTATCAAGATAGGAACTGATACCAAAGTCTCCAATAACAATATGAGATTCATCATTAGAAAGAAAGATGTTGCTGGGCTTTATGTCGCCATGAACAATTCCTTTCCCGTTGAATGTATGAAGGAAGTGCAAACCTTCATTCATGTTGGGTACAACAATATCCTTGATAAAAGTTAAAGAACATTTTCCTTTTTCTTCAAGGGTTCCATTCCCGTAATATTCATAAACCTCATAATATGTATCATCTTCATATCCGTAGTCTAGAAGATTCGCTACATAAGGGCAGGAATGCCCCTTGAGGTTCTTCACAAAATCCTCCGAAGGCTTATATCCTCGGTTATACATTTTGATTGCGCATTGCTTTCCTTCACGTCGTGCAATATAAACAGAGGCCTGTGTGCCGCCATCACCAATTTGATTGATGACCACATAGTCTTTGGCAATTGTTTGACCCGGATTCAGTATAACTCTATCACCACTATTTGATCCGAATGATCGATCAAGCATTGTTTCACCAGGCACTGCTGAATCAAGTCTGGTTTCGCCTGTATTTGTTTCAAGCATTGTTTCAGCTATATTTTCCAAACTCACCTTCATACCTCCTTATTGTATTCCTACTACAAGTATTTGTCCGTTATAGCGAAATGTTTGTAATTTTCTTTCCTCAGTTGACAGTTTCGAGTAATCGTTGCAGTTGCGAAAAATATGTATTTTTTGATTGCTCGAACCTCGTATGCCAATCCCGTCATTTTGTTCATCTATGTATTCGCCATCAATAAGGACAGAAATTAAATCTAATATTTTATCCACATAAATAGATTGCATTTGCTTTAGCTCTTCAAACTTATATCCCGAATAAATAATGATATCATCGGTAATATTTTGTTTGAGGTAATGAACTAACTCGTATAACTCCTCTGCCTGCAAAAAAGGTTCTCCGCCGGAAATAGTAGCGCCGTCAATTCGGTCTACTATTTTCTCAAACATTTTCTCTATTTCTTTTACGGAAATATTTTTGCTTCCTTTTGTGGTTTGGAGTTCAGGGCTCATGCACCCCGAGCATCTTTTGTCGCATCCGGCTAGCCATATTCCAATCCTTTGTCCGGGGCCGAGAACTTGAATGGGATAGCATACACGCTTTACATACATAATTACACCTGCTGGCTTGCTATTGATAAGTGCTCTTTACATGCAATACGAGCGACCGTTGATTTCCCACAAAATATACATTTGTTTTCTCTACGACGCTTTGCAACTGTATTGGAAAGTCTTTGCCGGTTAAGTGCAGCAATCAGGTCCTCTGGAGAAATGCAATAACAGTCCGTATTTAAAGAGCGTTTAATGGCCCCAAGCAAATCATTTGGTTCAAACTCCGTTGCAAAAGCAGAAACTGGAAGGGCAGTAACAATTTCCGAGTCAAGCAGAGATAAACCGTTGATTGCTTCAATTCCAAGAATATTTCCTATTCCAACAAACGGTGTTTGCACCGCAGGTGAGGTTGCCGCAAAAATATAAGGTGAAAGGCGATAGTATTCATCAACCTGAACTTTTTGAAGCAATGAACTCAACGGCGTTTCCGTGTATTCTAATTTATATCCTTCGTACAATATGAAATTATCTTCAGCGAATGAAGCTTTTGTTATTTTCCAAGTCAAAGGCTTTTGGGTTTGGTAGCTCATAAACAATTCGTTGCCGTATTGCTGATTTACCAATCGAACTACATCTTGAAATCCTGCCTTATTATTAAATGTCAGATTTCGAATAGCCTTTACTCCGAACTGCGATATTAAATAATAGCAAATACAATTTGCTAATGTACGATAGAATCGATTGTACAGATCCACAGACTCCGACTTGACTGCTATAAAGTCATCATCAAAAAAGCCTGGAGAAGAGAGCAATCCATCAGCCTTTTTTAATTCGTTTTCAACCTGCTGTATCAACAAATCCAAATGCTTAATGTTGTTTGTTGGATTTGTAATATCGGCAATTGTTCTCTGGAGTGTCTGTTCGCATTCATCGTGTTTATCAACACCATCAATTCCTATAAAGGAAGTTGACTGAAGCAGCTTTTTTAATTTCTGATATTCATCCGTAGATGTGACAGCACGCTTAAACAGCTCTTCGATTCGTTCTTTTTTATCTCCTTCGGTTGCAGAATGAAGCAATGAAAGGAGATATATCGTTCTTTTATATTCCATAATTCACCTCATTAACAGCATGCCCCGCAGCCAGAGGACTTACAACATTCACATCCACACCAGCACATCAGTGCCACAACACCAAGGCTGGCTAAACCGCCTAGACACGGTCCTGCCGAATTCCAAAACCGTCTTCGCTGAGCTGCCGCAACAGCCTGTTGGCTCCTTCTTTCTTGCTCTTGACGGTCACGTTCATCTTGCACAGCTTTATCTCTTTGGCGCTGCTCATAATCTCGAATTTGTTCACTAATGGCGTCCAACAGGCCTATATAAGCTTCATTGGATGGATCTAACTTTATGGCTTTATGTAATTCTGCAACGGCATTTTGACACCCTTGGAAGCTGCTATCAATACGAAGCGTTACCACTGCTTTAAGGTAATGCTTTTCTGCACTTTCCGAAAGTGCGTCAATTTTACCTGAAATATTGCTTCCTTTTAATTTTGACACATCGGATCTACTGCTATTAAGTGCGAGTTTTATAGAACTGATGTTGGTTTGTTGAGTAATTGTCGTATTGGACTCGGGATGTTCGTCATATAATCTGCATTCTTTTCCTGCAGCAATAAGCTGTTCCAATTTTGCCTGCGCTATATCCGCAATTTCTTGTTCTTCAGCAAAAGTTGCTGTCATCTGATAAGAATCAAGCATTCTTAAATACTTGGCCTGCAATTCGGCCTTGTCGGCATTCTTCCGAACGCGTAGAATCTGATAAATATCCATGGTGTCCTCCTATTTAAGCATATCCGCAACATCTTGCGGTAAAAGGTACTCAAAAAGATCGTGTACAAGTCCCTCGTTTTTACCACAAGCAAATATCTCTAAAAGTTGCTGCATAGATTGTTTGCAGCTTACCAAGAAATCAGTAATTTCCTCTTTTCGTAATTCAACTATATCTTCAACCGTAGCATTAAAATATCCCGCCTTAAGAGGATTATATTTGTTTCGCTTAATATCTTTTTTTAAGTCTACACAGGCATCAACAACATATATCCACATTCCAAGGTATTTACAAAGAGCGGTGAATACCCTGTCATCTTCCGGATCCTCTAAGCAGTCTGTCATTGCGCCTTCTAATAGCTTACCGAACGGTACTGCCGAATCACGGACGCTAATTCTTTCATTGGATGACTCTGCTCTTTTTATAGCTTCCATGCCATCTATTACTGCACAGATTGTGCGCTCGCTTACCTCTTTAATGCTATTGTATTTTTTTCTCATTAAGCACTCGACAATTTTCGCAATCTTGCTATTATCATCGTCGATATCGTCCTTCACTTTGTGATAAGTGAGGATGTAGTTAATACTGGATAATTTATCCAGTAAAACAGGATTATCCCTATACTTGACCCGTCTAATCAGGGAAAAAGGACATCGTGCCGTTTTAATATCTGTATCAAGGGAAATCGAATCGGCCACCAAATATGCCAAACAAACATCGTAGTTAATAAGGAATCGGGAAAAAAGGCCCGTTGTTCTTCCCATACCCATGCAAAGACCACAATAGTAACATTTGTATTCGCATTTCTCTTGCTTAATCATTTTTTTGTAATAAGGTCTAACTAATCCAAACATATGTGGTCTCCCGAAGGTCTATCCTCTGGGGCTACAAGTTGTAGCCCCAGAGGATATAATATTTTTTACGGTTTTTTAGTTCCGCAGCAAATGCAGAAGTTGGAAGTATCAGCGTTCACCGTAGTACACTTTGGGCAACGCCAACCATCTACGGATTTGGTGGTGTTATTTGCATAGGATATGTCCCCATGCTTCCATTTTAATTGCTCATCTGCGGGAACTGCATAAGCATACTTTGAGAAAAATGCTTTTCTGTTATTGTAGTTTGCAACTTTGGCGTCGCCGGTTTGCTGCTTTACCAGCCATGCTATAACGGCCACCACAGCTATAAAAACAATGCCAATAACAATGTTAATCAGAAGTAAAATTAAACCAAGTATGCCGGTGCCACCCCAAATTATAAGTTTGGATAATGAGTCCTTTTTTCTTCTGACCTTTTCACTTAATACGGCAGTATGTACCATGTTGTGAAGATATGTGTATTTAACTTGGGTTACTTGCGCTGCGGCTGCCGAGAGGTTTTCTTGCTGCTTGTTTACCGCCGCTGTTGCTGCGTTATATATGTTCTCTTTAGCTTGAATATCATTCATTGTATGATCCCTCCAACTTACTCAAATTCACGATAGGTTTTTGCAATTTTATCAACCCAGACTTTTGCAGGAATCTCATAAGGTCTGAAATGTGTATTTTTAACATCATCATCCACATTCATATAAACTGCAGTCGTGGGTCTTAAAGCGTTGCCATTCTGCTCCATAACAAGCTGCTCCATTGTAGCGTTGTCAGTAGAAAAAACAATGCGCTGTGCAAAATCACGCTCAATGTTCGCACCAATAACTTTGCTTGTTGCTGCAAGGTTTTCGCCCCAAACGATGCAATTGATGCCAAATTTTGCGCCGTGCTTCATAATTTCCGCAAGCTTGGATAGTGTGGACATTTCACCGTTCTCACTGTCTTCATACATATTGCCGCTTACAAGCTTATGGGCTCTGTTAATTCCAAAGAACATAAGGAACAATCTCTCGTCCGTGGGCTCTATACCGTCCATTCTGCGAGTCAACGTGTCATATGTGACACCGATAAGCTCATCCATATCGCGCATTCCAACACGTTTTACCTGCTTTGGGAACAAAGATTCAATGTGTTTGAAATTGGTGTTGCTCGGCTCGATATATTCATCTTCAACAGCAAGGTCGATAAGGTGGATAAGCTGGTTGTCTTTACGAACATCCGCATTCCCAAGTTCACCATATAGCAAGCTGAGTATGGAGAAGTAGAAAATGCTAGCTGCACGCTTTTCGTCATTACCAATCATAAGTAAGTTCTGTCGGGCGCGAGGTGCAATACCAATCTTGAATTTGCGATTCAATTCAAAGCCGTCACCGATCGTGAGACAATATCTCGTAGCATCGTCATCCAATTGTGTTACTTTCTTATTGATAATTAACTGATTAAAGACATTAAAAATATCGTCCTCTGCATTTGTTAGCAAAATGCGTGTTTTGTCCTTATACTTTTTGGAGAAGGCTTCGCTGTTTTGCAGAGCACTCAATTTGCTTAAATATTTGGCGCGCTCATCCTTCTCCAAATATCCAACCTGGAAAATAACATTTGCAGATTCTTTGCCACTTGCATCGTTATAAACTGCAGCACCAGTAGCACCGTCTTGCAGTTGCTTTGCGCCAGGATTATTATCTCCCAAAACAGAGCTTGCACTATCTTCAGAGCCTTTAATGGCGATTCTGATCGCCGCATGAGCAAACAAGGTCGGTTTAATAGAAGAAATCAAATTAAAGTTCTGCGAAGCCAATATAACATGAATACCTGCCGCTCGACCAAGTGTAAGCAATTCACCGAGAATGGTTTCACAATCTTTGCTGATACTGTCATCAGAAGCACCGCGGAACAGTTCCTGCACTTCATCAAACACGACCAGTATCTTGGGGATCTTCTTGCCGGTAACTTTGCGATAATCGGAAATCTCTTCTCGATCTGCTTCGCGCTTGAACAGATCGTAGCGTCTCTTCATTTCCTTTTGAAGTTCTTTCAAAATATTAAGGCCAAATTCGCGTTCGCAGTCGATAGCTACTACACGGATGGAAGGAAGATTCAGCTTAGAATAGGTCTTAAACTCAACGCCTTCCTTAAAGTCGACCAAATATAGCTGAGCTTCATCCGGGGAGTAATTAAGCAAAGTGCTCATGATGATGGTATGAAGCAATGTAGATTTACCAGCACCTGTCTGACCAGCAATAAGCGCATGATGAGCTGTACTGCCATCGGTTTTGCCGACAATCATCTTAACAATTGTGCTTGCGCCTTTGATGCCAATTGGAATTGAAAACTCATTGATCGTATTTTCTCCAAACCAGTTGTTTGGATCTTCAATACCATCATACATATCAACAAAACGTTCGATCTTTTTATGAGAGTTATGAATACCCTTAGTCAAAGTATTGATAATTGCGTGAGCATGATCTTGAGCTTTAGATACGGGATCCAAGTGAAGATACACATTTTCGTATTTTGCAGTTTCAAGCTTCAATGCACCATTACTGGTGGCAGAAGCAACATGCAGCATCTGCTTAATTTCATTGAAGATAGACTGCTGTGAAGCCTGAAGCTTAGCAATTTCCTCACTGTTAGCCCAAATAAATACGCATACGCCGTAGGAAGCACTTTTACGGACGATAGCCTGGAGATCCCGAAGTGCATTCTGAGTAAAACCGGTAGGGAAGTCTGTAATTGCAAGTACTCGCACCGGTTCTTTTTTCAATCTGGTGACCTTGTCATTGCCATAAGCTTGAGTCATGGTTTCCAATTTCTGACGCAAAATATTGATGGACTCAGAGATGTCTTTCTCCTGAGACCAAATCTTTGTATCAATAATTCTAGACTGCTCTTCTCCAAGCTTTGTAAACATCGCAAAGGTTTCGCCCAACTCCAGGGGATCGATCATTGTTGCTTCCAATTTGCCGGCAGGAAAGGCCATAAACAACTTCAAAAGCATCATTCTAAGATGATCCTGATAAAGTTTTCGCTCGGACGGCGAATAGTTGAGGAACAATGATATGCCATCATCAAGTCGCTGACAATAAGGTAACTTCGCTGTAATTACACCCGGAGTAGAGGAGTCAAGAGCTCTGCCGACTTCATTTGTCATTAGCTGAGAAACCTCGGGATGAAGGCTTGTCTTTCGTGCAATCTCCATAGTCACATCACCGAAGCAAACATATTCGGGAATAGTTGTGGAGCAAGTGTAACCCTCAAATGCCGGAATGGAGGAAAGAACCATCTTCACATAAGAGCCAATATCGGAATCGCTCATTACTTCATTAAGAGCCTTACGGAACTGTTGATCCATATCCGATGTTGCTTTCTTGAAATCGCTTTGGAGTTTTTCCATCTCTTCGTTATATCGAACAGACTCTTTGGAGCGATCCAGCTCAGCGGCAGCGTTTGCTTGTTTGGTTTTTTCTTGATAAAGCAGCTTTTGCTGTTCGCGCTGAGCGTTCAGCGCGGCTGACAACTGCTCACGGACAGCCTGCGTCTGCTGATAAGAAACTTGCGTGCTGCTTTCCATAGCGGAAGTTTGCCCCGCAATCATTTTCTCAATGATTTTACGAATGAATCCCTTCGACTCATTATTCCTCAAGTATTCTTCTAAATCATCGTGATATGTAACATACGATTCTTTTTCGCTTGCAGCAATGGCGGCCATAGCCTCATCGCGCGCTTTTTCCAAATCGTGAACAGTTGTGCTTTCGCGATTGTTAATCGATGTCAGATTGGAACGATTTTGATTATAAATTCGTTTCTTATCATCCTCGTACTTTTCTTTTGCCTTAGTAAGCGCGGTTTGGTACGCCCCACAGAGTTCCTTCAAAAACTGCATGCCAACAACAGCGGAATGCTCGTTTATAGTTGCATTCCAACTTTTCCATGATGACCAATTTTTGATTTGCTCGCCCTGAGATTGCTGGGCGTTAGCAGTTGTCATTTCATTACTCATTGTTTCTTCCTCCGATTATAATCTTTGTCTTAATAGCGCGAAATTTGCTTATCTAATTTTGCGAACGAAAGCCAAATTATTTTACGCTTTGACCATTTCTGTTCTCGCCACTATTGGGATTATCGTTCAAACATCTCCCAGTGGGAGCAGGTACCTTGCGGATACGTTCTTTGACTTTGCCGTCCGTGTCTACGAAGGTTTCTTTGATTTCAATTTCCTTTTTCTCAAATTGAAGTTTTTCTATCTTCATTCAGCAGCCCCTCCTTAAAACCTTTTTCTTTTTGGGATTTTTAGCTTCATATAATTCAATCATTCTTGTAGCTACAAACTTTGCACAATCTCTACACTTCGGATTATTGCGATATTCCGACCACGATTCCGCTATAAACTCATGAATGTTTGTTGCTGCATATCCTGATAGAACTTTTGATTGGTTCTGTGCATCAATTTGCGAAAATCTTCCAAACAATTCATTAATATCAGGATCATTGTGTGCATCAACCAACTTTGCCACTTGATGTCCCAATTCGTGATCCACAGTTGCCTTTGGAGTATTGCAGTTTATCGGTTTCCATCCTGCATCTACATCTGATTGCTTGACTCGTTTAAAGTGCTCGTAACTGCTTCCATAACTCTCATTTATTGAAATGCCATTATACCGAGCAATAATGTCCTCTGTCATAGAACTCGTATTTGGCACATATAAAGACTGAGCTATCGTTCCATTTTCAATATGTAAGTACGACATATCCTCTGAAACCTGTTGATTAACAAACGGCAATAATTCTGCATCACTAGCACCAGGATAATGCCGTCTATATGCAGATAGGTATTCTTTGCGCAAGTCATTTTCGATTGCCTGATTTCTAGCTTGTGCAGAGCCAATAAACTGCATATTCAATTCAGGGAACATCTGCTTTGTTTCAGCAACAGCGACAAAAACATCTTTTGATGTTCTGCTATCCAAATTTCCAAAATCGGCCCTCGCAGAAAAACCATACGCCGTTGCGGTAGATGCAATAACGCTATTTTTCTTCGCATTTACCTCTGTATTATGTATTGTACTAACAGATGCTTTTCCCATGTTTTCATTAAGAATTCCATCTGCAGTAATGCGATTTCTCGTCCCGATGACCTTAACCGGCATATCGTAACCCATTTCGCGAGCTGCAAGGATTCTATGTCGGCCGTTACTTTGAAACTCATAGTAACCGTCACACTCAATAACCTCTGGCATATTAGCGGGATCAAAATAGAGTGATGCGCATTTTCCCAAACGTGGATCCTCAATCAAATCGTCCAGGCTTCTTCCCATAGATAGTTCTTTCTGTACTTCGGGAATTAAAGCTGCAATTTCTTTGAATGAATTCTCTGTGCCTCCTGTCATATGCTGACTCCAGAAAATGGCAGGGTCTGCAATATCGTTATCACCTAAACTTATTCCTTCTATATCGCTTGGATTGATAGTTCTCAACTCTGGCGCATCAAACATATTTGTCCGAAATTGAGTAGGATCATGACCCTCCCAATCGTTTAAATACCCTTCAAAATTATTTCCTTTTACAAAGCCATGTGAGCCAATTTCAAAGGTACCAAACTGACGATATGTAAATTCTCGCTTTTTTCGCATTCCCAGTAAACTGCCAAAAAAGCTTTTCACTCCAGATTCATTGGCTTTTTCTGCTGAGGCAAAACTCGAATTGCCAAGGCTACCATTGCCGACGCCAACAGCACTTCCGGCAGAATAACTTTTAGCAGGGGCAGACATTCCCATACTATGTAACAGTTGTTGGCGAGCTTGTTCGCCGGAATTCATCCGGGCTGCGAGATCTGCCATAAATGCGTTGGCATTTGCTCCGAAGCGTTTTTTCTGCAGCTCAGCTAATTTTGACATATTGCCTTCTTCGACATTTTCATATCTCTCAATCTCGTGAACTGCATCCAATTTTCTTCGCCCGACGATTTCAAGCTGCTGATTAGCTTCTGCAAGATTAACTTCCGCCGATTCAAGAAGTGCTTGCGCCGCATAAACTTCGGCTCTTGCTCCGCTTACATCTCCAATTGGATTTCCTTCTTCGTCGGTTTCTGATGCAGCTGCCTCAAGTCTGGCGTAAGCAGACATAACTTGGGCCCTTGCCGAGTTGGCTTGCTGCTGATAATGAATCTGTCTTTGCTTCGCATTCTCGCCTTGTTCTATTAAATTTTCCGCTTTTTGTGTCAATTCACGGATTTTCATAATAGTCTCCTAAATGCGAATTTTATCCAAAGATGTTTTCAATCGAGCTCTTTAAAGAAGCTACATCACCTTTGGTATCTTCTACAATAGATGTTGCCTCCGATACAAAATCCTCATACTCAGTAGCGCTGCTTCTCATTTTATCTGCGGCGCCTTCGGCGTTGTTGCGTCCGACATCAGTGACTCCGGACATTTCTTTGAATTTATCTGCAGCATCATTTACTTTTTCGAGTTCCTCACTGGCAGAGTCTGATGCTTCGCCTTCAATGCCTTCCATATCAGCTTCTTTTGTTTCAACATTCTCTTTGAAAGCGGATTTGAAATCAGAGCTATATCCGGATTCGGCACTTTTGACCGCAGAGAGATCATCTTCGTCCATAGAGGTATCAATTCCGTCTAAAAGCGACTTGATTTCGCTTCCATCACCCTCTAACTGCTCACCGGATTCAATTGCCTCTCTTCCGATTTGGTCACCTTCCTTAATCTTTTCAAGAATTCCACTCTTTTTGCTTCCCATAATAATTCCTCCGTTCTAAATCATCTGGATTTGGGTAGTATATTTTTAGCTTTAAATGTATATACGGCTTGCTCAAGTTCTCTGCGAATTCTTTCGGCATTCGGCAGATGTGGGCTCGCCATTACAAACAACTGTTGCGCAATTAACAAAACTCCCTTTTGAATTTCGTTTACGCCATAGACCATCTTTTGTATTTGTGTAAGTTCAGTGCCTGCTGCCACCAGTCGATTGATATTCTTAAACTCTGTTATTCCCAGTCTGGTCCAGTGTTTTTTTCTATCCTGAATTCGTCTGGCGAGTATAATACAATCAACAATTGCATCATAAGCTTTCCTAAACTTTTCGGAAGAAAGGTATTTGGTTTTTAGTTCCAACTTTAATTGTCCAACATAATCAGCTGTGTTTTTGATTACAGCTTGTTGCTCTTGGTTATCTTCCCAGTTAGGAGTGGCCATCAATTCTTCCGACATCTCATAAACGCGTGCCTCAAGATTTTTGATATCGACTTCTTTGAGATTCACTTTGCGCACATGCTCAATAATGCTTTCGATTTGACTGCTAAGCTTCGTGTAATCACGGCTGAACCTTGTGCTTTCAATGATAAAGCTGCGATCGCAAATCTCACGGTAAACATTTCTGTTTCTCATAATTTCTACGAGTTTGGTGTCAGAAGGGGATGTAGTTATTCTGCTTCTGTCATTTTCGAGAGGTTCACAATCGCCATTAGCATAATATGGGCAGTTGGCTTTGCACCATCCTGCATCCAAAGTATCTTTATCACAGTGTGGTGTAGACCAATTTCCACACCATTCATGAGTTTGCATTGTAAACGGTCTCATCAAACCTTCGTAACTGATAAGGGACCTACCAATATTGAACGTAGCCATTTCTTCTAACTGAAGAGAGTTAGCAGCCATCGTACTTCCAAGCAGTCCACGATCATCAGCTGAAGTAATTCTCAAACCAATTTTCAAGCTTGTGTTCTTGATTACCTCTTGCGCCATAACGGTTGGCAACTGATCCGCTATGACTATGCCTTCCTTAAGTGCCCGAACTTCAGCAAGCATTTTAACGACAAAGGCTGTTGCTGCTTGCTTTGGATTTGCATCGGCGCCGGATGTTTCCTCCGCTTCTGGGCCGATCAAGTTATGCGCTTCCTCAATGAAAATCACATGACGGGCATATTCTTTATCGTGATGCGGATTTACTTTTAGGGCTTCTCGAATCAGCGCACATAGCATCAATGTCAAGAAATTTGCCGGACCGGTACCCATAGACTCCAGTTCTATTACCGCCGGAATGGTCAGCCATTTTTCTGGTGGTATTGTTGAACTCGGGACATCGAAAACATCTCCCATTTCTCGACGCAATAAGCTCCCGATACGAACCTTAAGTGCAGATTCGAGATTTCCTCTGATTTCTTCGCTATATGTAGTAGTTTTAAGTTCATCTTCAAGTCGCTTGTACAACATGGACATTGTCGGGAACTTAAGAGTTGTTTCATCTGTATAAACGGTTTCCGGAGTCCAGCCCAAGTCCCGATACACAGCCTCAATTGCTTGGTCAAGAAGGAACGGCATAGGATTATCAAGAGGGAATGCACCCTCAAATACCGAACATAATCTTCTGATATGCTCTGCCAGCAGCAACCCCTTGGGAAACTCAAACGGATTGATGTGAAGTGGGAATGACATATCAGCATTCGGCGAAAAGACATAAACATCTCCCATGCCTTTTTGATTGACTAGAGCGCGATATTCCTGCTTGGCAGGTTCAAGTACCAAAAAAGGTATGTGATGTTTCTTCCACAATGTAGATGTTAGATGATGCATCGTGTTTGTCTTGCCGGAACCAGGTACGCCGGCTATAAACGCATGCTTTGCTAAGTTTTTCAGCGGGAAATAAACATCATATCCATTATCGTCAGTGCCCAAAAACAAACCATTTTCCGCACTAACCTCTTTTGGTGCAGTCTCTTTTCTCTTTTGGATCACTTCGCCTTCATATAGCGCAGGAAATCTAAAGAAAGGAGCCGCTTCTTCGAGCGTAAACAGCGTCGGCAAATATCGCAATTTATAGTTTTGAGATTCTTCTTTGCAGATAATTAAACCCTGCTGCCCCTTCTGCATAATAACTTTTTTTCGCCTATCGTAGTAATCTATAGGCTCATCATCAAGGAAAGCATGAAGTGTAAAATTACCTGCAAACGTGCCGATTTCATAATTGCCCTTCATTAAAGCCTCTGCTCCTGCAGCATCTAATACAACTGCGGAGTTTTCGCGGTCATTAGCAAAAACAAAAGCATTGGCAATAAAATGCGGAGAAGAATCCACGCTCGTTAAAAGATCATCATAACCCTTGAGTACATTTTCAGCTTCAAAATCTCGCTGACCTGTTGCACCTGCTTTGGAATACTGTCTTTCACGCAAAATGGATGTTGGCTTTCTCAGAGCTTCTCTTAGAGCAGAACTTTTCTCCACGGGATAGAGATCAATACGATATAGCATTTGCTTATCCAAAGACTCCATCAACTTGCTCATATTGTAAAGACGACCATCATCATTCATTTCCCATTGAGGGACAGTATAATATCCGCCATCTTCACCTGCCATTTCTAGCGATGACTTGACAAACACTTCCTTTTTGATTAGTGTGCTGCACACGGAAAAAGATGTGCCCACAATCTTGCATTCTTCCAAAAAGTCTTCAAATGTACATGGCGTGAACTTGAAATAGTCTGACAGTGTAGAGGCGGATACCAATTGAGGTACATTATTTAATTTTTCCTCTTCGCCACGAACGGCAAAAAGTATTTTGAGTTTGCTACCTTTTGAACCGATGGCATATGTTCCATCTTCCTTTTGGCCATCGTAATAGTAATATAAATGAATGGAGGTTCCAGATAGTGCTCCTTTACGATTCCATTGGCGCAAGAAAGCTAGGTGTTTTTCTAAAACACCCTCAACCCCATTTCCGTCCAATGAAGAATATTTATTTAAACTTAGATCTGGAATCACTTCTATTTTGTAGCAGAGTTCTTTCGCTCTCATTTTTCTCTCTCCTTGTTATATGTCTGTACTACGATCATCTTTTTTCTTTATGAATTCTTCTAAATCTTCTGTATAGATGCCAAACACAGACAACAATTGATTCGTCTCTTCATTACTTTTAAAAATGAGGACGGCCGCGAGAAAAGTAGACCATGTCATTTTTCTTTTCTTATTTTCGATAGCAACAATTTGCTGTCGACTCATGCCCAATAATTTTGCAAAGTCCGATTGCGACAAATGAAGCATCGTTCTAAGAACTGGCAAATTCACGGTCAATTTCCCAATAAGAACATCTTTTCTTTCGGTTTCCACAAATACATATCCTTTCATAGCGCTGATTCTTTTCGTAAATTATTTCACTGTACGAAAATGGAGCGCAGATTCCTTGTATAATAAGGGAAACTGCGCTCCATTGACCATTATATTGACGGCGATGAATATACCAGTGCATCTAACTTCGCCATATTATTTCTCTTTAAATCCAATGATGAATGAACATATCTGTTTAAGGTTATATTAACATTGGCATGTCCGAGGATTTCGCTAAGGCTTTTTGTTTCAAACCCGATTTCAACGCAGCGTGTGGCAAATGTATGCCGCAAGGAATGAAAATTTGCTTGCCTTATTCCGCATGTTTTTGTGCATGTATGGAACCGGTTTTGCATAGTTCGTGGCTCTATGAATTTGTCATTCGCTCCAGTTAAGATAAAATCGGAGGATGATCCTACAAATTGTTTTATGTACAATAGTAAAAAATTCGGAATGGGAATATCTCTGACTGAACAGGTGCTTTTGGGTTGAGTAATAATCAGCTTGGTTTTATTTTTACTGTTGCTATTGATATCTTGGATTCGCAGCATTGTCTGACGTATCATTAAAATACCGATTTCAAAGTTAAAATGCTCCCATTTTAATGCGCAAAGCTCGCCTATTCTAATTCCTGTGTATAAGCAAATCAATATACCTAACTTAGTTCGATCTGTATCAGCCGTAAGATGACACAGCAGCTTTTCTTGCTCCGGTTGCGAAAGAACGCGGCTTTCCTTCTTCGGTATCTTAATTGACATTTTTGTTAAGTTACATGAAGTTCTATATCCACTTTGCAACGCGTACTCCATACTCCTTTTTATGAGTAAAAAGATGTCTGATACAGTCTTTTGAGAAAGTCCACCTGAACCATCAATGCGCCCATTTTGCATAAGAAATGCAATATATTCTTCAATAGTACGATTTGTAATACGGTCCACTTTATACTTCCCAAGCCGTGGGATAATATGGCTGTGTGCTAAATGGTAATACCTTGCGTATGTTGATTCTTTAATATTTATTTGCAAAGAATTTAACCATGCGGTAATTAAGTCTTGGTATACTATTCTTTCAGAATTACCGCATTGTAACAAGCTTCCTCCTCTTTTCTGGTTCAATTTTTCCTTAACATCCGCATATGAATGTGCATACACATAACCATATTGAGCTTTTCCCGATAGATCGTATCCTTTGATGAAGCGGCCTTCCCATCTTCCATCTTTTCTCTTATAAATGTTTTCTCCTCTTTTAGCCATAATCGACTCCTCCTATGACGGATAATTTGACGGCTTATAATGTACAAAACCGTATTTCATAAGCAACATCAATATAATTATCCTCTTGTTTTCGACATATTCAAAAAAATTTCAGCTTTTTCCGGCGACATATTGACACAAACGGCGACAGGCGTTATAATAATAGACACAGATTATTATATTCTCTTGTTTCGTACAGTGAAATAATTTACGAAAGTGGGCATTCTTCTGACACAGCAATGTGTCTTTTTTTATTTCTTTTGATGGAGATACAGTAGGAATTCTTTTCTTCGACTCTCTGTCAGCTTTTCTAAGTGTTGAAAAATCATAGGGTCATGTATCTCTTTCTCTGCCTTTTCTCGTGCATCGATAGCGTCAGCTATGTTATCAAATCGTCCTAAGTAATAGCGTGTTTTTTTAAAGTTGATTATTGCCTCCCACTTTTCTGTTCGTTTATTAAACCAAACGCCGGTGAATCCTGATTTATTGCGTTTATTTAACTTCTTTGATAATACGAGCGAGCTCAAGGAAGTGCTTTCTATAAGATCACGACGTGCCTTTATTGTTTCCTTGCGAGTATCTGCATACAGACACCCGCAACTGAGCACACGGCCGGATTTGAGAGTGTTTATGGTCTTGTATGTAAGGTTTCCGCAGTCGCATTGCATTTTCCAAATGACGCTACCATTGGCGTCCCGTTCATCCGTCGGACAGATGGCAAGCAGCCTTCCAAAGCGTTCACCCGTAATATCCTGTTTTCTAAGAGCAGTGATGTGCTCTATTGCTTTACATCCACAGCTGCGCGTGCCACCGTGTTTCACCTGTGTAGCTGGAATTTCCTTCGTGTTTCCGCAGTCACACTGCCAGAGCCAAACCGCTTGTCTTTTTCCGGAGTGTCCAGCAGAGGTGTATCCGACATGGCGAATAGCCACAAGGCGTCCCCAGCGCTGACCTGTAATATCTAGGCAAGCTTGGCGTTCAGCGTTCAAACAGCCGCAGCTTTTGGTGTGTCCATTTAACAAATAAGCGGCAGGGACTTCTTTTTCCCCACCGCACTCGCATTCACATCGCCATATAGTTCCTTTTCCCGGTATTGTCCGAACGATCTCTTTGGCAGTGAGGCGTCCGAACTTTTGATTGGTTATGTCCTTTTTCATCCTGCTGGCAAAAGCAGCTTTGCTATTACACTCTCATAAGATACGAACGGATCATCCCAGTACCGGGAGTCATGAGAGTTCTCCGTATTGTCGCCGAGCACATAGAAACAGTTTTCGGGGACAGTTACTACGGTATCCTTGTGAATTAGAGTGTCTCCTTCGCATGCTGCTATCCTTTTCACGAGGCAGGAACCGTCGTGATGAAAAATGATAATATCGCCGGTTTCCAGTTCATCAAAGAGCCTTAGTCCGAGAAGCAAACTTCCGGTTTTGAGTGTCGGCTCCATTGATGCGGTCGGCACATATCCGAGCAAAAATACGCTTTGAAAAAGAACAATTATAATGATGGATGCAAGGGCCGGAATAAGAATAGGGCACAGTTTCTTGAGTCTTCCCATATATATCTCCTTCGAGTAAATAATAAGGCCGCTGAGAAACATATCTCAGCGGCCATGTTGTATATATTACATTTCTGCCAGCGCTAATATTTCCGGCCGGCTTTTCAGGTGTTTTCTCGCCTTGGATACCCAGGCACAAACAAGACTGGCAGACACACCAAGCTCATTTCCGATTTCCTTGCTGGAGCGTCCCTCGGTCATCTGAATCATCGCATCGATTCCTTTGAGCACGCACGGCGAAGCTTCCTGTTTTGCTACTTTGAGTGCGGCCTGCACATCCAACTGCGTTGCGACATCTGCAATCGATATGGTCGGCTCTTCTACAACCAAGGGAATCATATCACTTGAAAGTTCCGTTGCCTGCCGCCTGGTCGAGTAGATCAGCGCATCGCAGATCTCATTCCATATCAAGCGGTAGGCATAGGTAGAGAAGGTTCCGCCTTTATCTGTTGCCGCAGCCTTGCAGAGACCGATGCAGCCGATCTGAAAAATGTCATCATATGTATAGATACCCAACTGATACGGACCGTGGACCTTATCGTTGATCACTTTCTGAACCAACCGAATATTCTGCTCCACTTTCTTCTGCTGTTCTGCTGTCAGGGTCATGACGCCAGTGCGCCTCCTTTCTGTACATAATATCGCCCCCGCGTTTTGGCTTTCTGCCGTTCTAAGAGCTTTCTGCTTTCTTCGATCACCTGCTTACAGTAATACTCGCCGAGATGACCAATATGCGCTTCGGAAAGCGGCGCCATAATTAGGTCGGCCAGCCACTGGTATGCATCCTGCTTGCTCATATATCCGGATTCATAAAGCTGGTCAAAATAATGGTGCGCTGTGCGGCGCAATGTACGCAGCTCGTGATTGGCCATACTGCCGACCGGAATATTCGTGCCGGCATGGACGCGGACATACGAGTCGCATTCGGGATAGCGGGAACACACATAAAGCATGGTCCCTCTGGAATTGTCGCGGTAGATCCCGTCTGCACTTCTGTACACAACAGGACTGCCGCAGTAGGGGCACCGCATCCCGCCCCGGTCAAACCCCTTTCTTTTCTTCTTTTTATTCATAGTTCAATATTACCTCCGAGAAAAACAAAAAGCCGGAAGAACTGCGTTAAAACATACAGCACAAATGATCACTGTATGGATTCAAGCAGCCTTCCGGCTATCATATTCAATTGCCTGCGTTATTGTGGACTTGCTCAGTGCGCAAATCCGTAACGATTCCTTGCCTCTTCCCGAGACGAAGTCTGACGCCATACCATAGACGTATCGAGAGCCTGAACGCAAGCTCCTGCCACGCCTATAGTATAGCAGAGAAGTGCCGAAAAGTCAAGGTTTATCAGCGTTTTCGCGCCGAATTTTGCGAAAAATATCGCAAATTTTCCGCTTTTCTCTGTCAGACTCAGTCTGGGGGATTATTCCTCGTCTTCCTCATCATTCGGCGCCTCATTTTCACGCTTTTTCTTGAGAATCTGCATGACGATCAGCGTGCCGATGGCAATGACCATACCGCCTGCGAAGAGAATGATATGCAGCGTCGGAATACCGGATTCGGCTTTCTCACTTGACTCAGAGTTTTGCTCTGTTGTGGCAGGAGCTTGCGTCTGGTCTGTTAAGTCCGCCGTATCCTCCGGTTCCGGAATTAAAGTTGAGGAATTCATACAGGTCAGAATGTACTGGGAGCTGCCGCCGATCTCAAGGCGGAGCACGCCATCCGTTCCGACCTTGACGGTGCCGGGGTAAACCCCGGCGTCCGTCTTGAGCTGGAACTCTACACCCGACCATGATGTGCCAAGCTGGATTTCCAGTTGTTCTGCTTTTACCACCTGCAGTTCACTGCCGTCCGTGCCTTGCTGCGCCGCATAGACCGGTGTGACCGGAACGCAGAGAATGCAAAGCAGTGACAGGATCAGCAAAATGCCTTTTGTCAGTTTTGTTTTCATTATCTTACCTCCTTGGTCAGTCCGCAAGATGCTTCTTCTTGCGGGAATAAAGAATGGTACCAATCAGGACGCCAAGACTTGCGAGCATCAGGCCCAACCACAGAACCATATGAGAATTGTCACCGGTCTTCGGGCTGTCCGGGTGATCGGTCGTGACCTTATCGTTATGGACATTGACTGTCAGCGTTTCATCCGCGGTAAGCTCGATCTCAAAAGGATCCGGGCGTTTATACCCGGCGCTGACGCTGTCCTCAACTTCCATCACGGTATATTTGCCGATACGGAGGTTTTCAATGAAGATCTCACCGTTTGCGTCGGTCGTGAAAACTTCATCGTAGTTCTCACCCGTGATACGGAAGCTGAAGCCTTCCACACGACCGTCCGAGGATGTCTTCACGATCTTCAGATTGCCGACCATATGGTCGTTGATGAAGCCGACACCGGCTTTGTTCTCAACTTCCACCATCTCGCCATCCGTTACGATCTCAAAATAGTGATATCCGTTATCCTTGATGAAATTGACAGGCGCCTGCTTTTCGTAGAGGAAGTATCCGCCGTAACGCAGCTCGGCGAGTTCATACAGACCGGGTTCACATTCCGAAAGGGTACCAACCAGTTCATCCACATCCGGATTGAACTGCTGATTTCCGTTTACATCACGGTAGACCTCAAACACAGCACCGGTAAGCAGATGGTCGGGGTAATCCTTATCGACCTTGGTCGTATGGACTGCGCCATAGATATGGCGGTTCTCGGCCTTGATCTCGATTACGGCACCATCCGTAGTAATGTCGGCCGGGAACTCTGTCTCGCTGAGGACGAAGCCCTCGGCAGGTTTCAGCTCGCGCACGATCCATTTCCCGAATCGCACATTCTTAAAGATGAAGATGCCGTCTGCATCGGACACCGCTGTCAGCACGGCGTTTTCCTCTGTGAATTCCGTATCATCCTCCGTAAAGAGGCCAAACAGCGCACCCACAACCGACTTTCCGTCTTCGTCGACCTTGTAGCCTTTGATGTCGCCGCGAATAAATTTGTTCTCGACGGTAATGAAAACGGTTTTGCCGTCCTCGGTGATTTCTACCTCGATCGGCGTTTTATTGAGCACATAGCCGGTCGCCGGCTTCAGCTCACGGATGATCCATTTCCCGTATCGGATATCTTCAAAGCGGAACTTACCAGTGCTGTCAGACTCCGTTACACGCACGGCAGTTTCCTCGGTAAAATCCGTTTCTCCTTCACGGAACAAACCGAATACCGCACCGGCGATCACATTGCCGTCCTCGTCGAGCTTGGTACCTTCAATGTTGCCGCGAATATACCGGTTCTCCAGCTCAATGTTTACCACATCGCCGTCTTCAGATACTGTGACCGGATATGCCTTTTCATTGAGGACAAAGCTCTTGGCTGGCTGAATCTCACGAACGACCCAGGTTCCGAAGGGCACCTTTTCAAATTTGAAGGTACCGTCCTGTGCGCTTTCCGCCGTTAAATGCGCATTTTCAGCCGTATACTCATTTTCATCATTGCGGAACAGGCCGAAAATCGCACCGGCGATCACATGTCCATCCTCATCGACCTTGCGGCCGGAAATCATACCGTACTTGAGGTCGTTCTTGATCGGGACACCGTCGTTGACAGAGATCTCGATCACCTGAGTTTCCTGCGAGCCGTAGGAAAACTCGAATTCATAATGGGTGTCATCCAGGATGTAGTGCTCGTCTGTACTGCGTTCCTGCAGGTAATAGCTGCCCAGAGGCAGGTCGGTACTGACCGTCGCCATGCCATTGTCATCAAAGATCACAATCTCAATGAGCCCACCTGCCGGAATGACAGTCCCGTCACCGGCAACCAGGTCAGTCTTGGCATACAGACCGAAGGTGATGTTTTTCAGCTCGCCGTTCATACCGATGCCAAACAATTCATTCTGCTCCAGCACCTTGCTCAGGGATACTTTGACCTTTTGGCGCTCGTTATAGAGATTTCCGGCGGTTTCCGTAATGGCGACTTCCTGACCGGCGTAAGTCAGCTCCACCGTCTGGATCCTGCCGTTCAAAACCATCCCGTGCGGCGCGGTGATCTCCTGAATCTCATATTTTCCGAGATACAGTTCCTTGCTCGATGCTACACCGTCAGACCCGGTCGTGATCGTATCCACGATCTCGCCCTTTGCGTAATGCATGACGCCGTCAAGCGTATAGATATCTTCTGCTGCACGGATCTCAAACACTGCGCCGGGCAGACTCTTGACCGCATAGACCGGTTTATAGATCCCGTCCGCTTCCGTGACCGTCCAGAATACTTCGCCGGTCTTAGTGATGCGGATGATGCCTTTCTGCGGCATGTTGGAACGGGTGACTTCGATCAATGTGATGCCGCCGTCCTCGGTCGCCGAGTCTGCGGTCACATCAAAATAGACCGGATCAGAGTTCAATACATACCCATACGGGGCCTTGACCTCCACAATAGAGTACCCTTTTCCGAACGGAAGAACTTCCGGAGTGATCAGATAGCCCTCCTCGTTGGTGTAGAAGGTGTCGATCACCGTCAGTTCCGGATAGGTGTACTGCATGGTAACTCTGGTACCGTCTGGGTTATAGATCTGGAACGCCGCACCTGCATACGGGATACTCAGACCGGATTCCGCATCCGTCTTTTGGATCTTGAGATATCCGGTAAAGGGGGCGTTGTTGAGCAGATATTGATAGCAGCATCCGTCTTTATCAATAAAAACATCGAAGGGTGCTGCCAGATCAAAGCCCTCCGTGCCTTTCGTCTGTCTGACTGTATAGACGCCGTAAGGAAGCTGCTTCGTCCCGGCATAGCCATGCTCGTCGGTGGTCAGATAGTCCCGTTCCGTATCCCGGGCACTCTCATAGGAACCGGCGGTTTTCAAGAATACTTCAAATTCCGCTCCGGCCTCAACCGTCTCCAGACCGGTGCTGCCGTCATCCATGTGTTTGATGAGATACAGGCTGCCGAAGATGATGTCCTCATAGACATCCAACTCTTCTGTGTTCTTCTCCAGCGTATACTGTCCGGGCGTCACACCGAGCCAGTAGACGGTCTCATCCAAAAGATACCCCTCCGAGGGCGTGATCTCACGAATGTTCCAGCCCTCGCCGCAGGGATAGTAGTCGGTCAGAAAATATCCGTTTTTATCTGTCACATAGGTGTCCACGAGTTCATCATAACGATAAACACCGTAAACAGCTCCGGCGAGTGTGGCATTGCCTTGGGTTTCTCCGTAAGGATAGCCGAGTTTCTCCACAATGCTGTCAGAGTCGAGCGAGAGCATCTTTGTGGTTCCATGCTCACTATTGCCGCGAAGAGAGGCATCGACCTTGAGGACATCGGCATGCCATTTCTTGAGGATATTATCAAATCGGCGCTCGGTCACTCTATTCCACTCGACCGAAATGTTCTGCACCTCCGGGATCACATATCGCTCGGGGGTGTTCTCTTCGGAAAGCGTGTAGTCCGTACCAATCGGGACACGCTCAAACACAGCTGTGCCGGCCGCATTGGTTGCAACGGCCATATCCACACGCTCACCGTATTCGGAGATGCCGGTCAGGCGGAAAATCAGGCCCTCCACCAAGCCGTCTTCGGCGGTCTTGCGGACTTTGACCATACCGTACTGGCGCAGGTTGGCAATGTCCAAAGTGATAAGCGGACTGTTATCGTCGATCGTCACTTTCCACTGCGCATCGCCGTCCGGCTGGTAATTGACCGGCACCTTGGTCTCTTTTACAATATAATCGCCATAGATGATCTCGCCGGACTTGGCATAGCCGTTTTTGTCTGTAGGTCCGATCACGGCGACTTCTTCACCGGCGAGATCGTAGACGGTAAATTCTGCTCCGCTGAGGTCCTTCCCGGATTCGGCATCGGATTTCAGAACTTCAATATGACCCTTTTTGAGCCGGTTATAAGCATTGACCGTTGCTAGGCTGCCGTGTGCGGTATCAATGGTGACCTTCCATTCCGTCTGGCCGTCCGGCTCATAGTTGAATGGGAAGGTCGTCTCGACCACTCGGTAGGAGCCGTAAGGAATATCTGCGGATTTGGCATATCCACGATCATTGGTCGGCCCGATGGTTGTTACCTTTGCGCCAGACATATCGTAGACCGTAAAGATGGCTCCCTTGAGCGCCTCATTGGTGCCGGATGATTTTTTATAGACCTCAATATTGCCTTTTTTCAGTTCATTGACAGCCTGGATCGTTACCACGCCGTTATTGGAGGCGCTGACTGTGCGGGTCCACTCCTTGGTTCCCGAATAGGTATAGTCTGTCGGGAAAACCGTTTCCACGATTTTATAGGTACCAAACGGCAGCCGCTCTTTGGTGCAGGCGTAGCCACGGCTGTCGGTAGGACCGATGGCATATTCTGCTCCGGTCGAGGTGTTGGTGGCAATAAAATAGGAGCCGCTCAATGCTGCGCCCTTCGGATCCTTTTTATAGACTTCGATTTTGCCGGCTGCCTCTACGAATTCCGGAGTAACGACCTGTACGACGGCTTCCGGATAGTCACCCTTGGACATACCGACAATGGAGCTGATTTCCGGTCCTCTATCGTTGCCGACATGAAAAACAAAGTGGGTTCCGTTGTAATAACCGGCGTATACGGCAACATGGGCGATGTCCCCGGTCGGAATGTGTTTGAAAATGATGAGAGAACCGATCGGTATATCCTCGCTTGGAATGAAATTGTTGCCGTTCGCATTCTGGCTGAAGCTGATGCGGCGTGCCGTTCCGGCATTGACCCACGCATTCGCAGCAGCGTTGTATGCCGTTGCGGTGCGTAGATTGTATGGACGGGTTGCGCTGCTGGTGTCAATGCCCGCAATGTTGGGCAGATAGTTGTAGTACACATACGAAACATAGGAGGCACAGCAAAGACCGCTGCTCTCGAATCCGGCAATATCCGGTGCGAGCCCGGTTGCCGTACCGCTTTTTGCAACGGTCTCCGTGCCGTATTTATTCAGTCCGTAGGAAATCTTCGAGAGGTAGGCTGTCGCGCCGCCGCTGTACTTTTTGAAAATCGTTCCGTCATCCTTCTGCGCCTGTACCTTATAGCCGGTGTATTCCAGTGCATCGAGGAACACATTGTCCAGCATCTCTGCCGGAATGTCAGATGCCGGTACAGCAAAAACGCTCATCGGCAACATCGAGACGAGCATCAGCGTTGCCAAAAGCATTGACAGAATGCGTGAGGTGAATTTCTTGTTCATCTTGGTATCTTCCTTTCTTGATTTGGATATGAAAAGAGCCCCACCGTTTCGGGTGAGGCTGCAATTCCTTGATGGTTCTTAAAGATTGTCCGTGTTTTCGGCAGCAACTGCGATGTCGCAATACCACATGCCGCTTTCATAAGTTACGCCGACGGCAATATAGCCATACTCGGCCGAGCCGATATAGCACCAGTGCTCTGCGCTGTTTTTGACCAAGGTTGCCAGCTTGTAGGCAACTTCGTCCACCGTACCGGCATAACCGGCCTTTGCAATGGCTTCGTTGGCATTGGCCCGGTAATACGGCTCGCCGCTGCCGCCGTAGACGCTCGGATCCACATACTCGCCATACTGAAGCGCTGTCGCCGCTGCACGCTCATCATTTGTATCATGGGCAAAATTGCCGATGAGCTGTCGGCTTCGATACTCAGCATAGCTCGTGAGACCCGGCAATTTGACTGCAGGTGATGTGCGGAAGCTGTTGATGTACTCCAGCACCTTATCGGCGACCGCTCGGGCGTCCTCGGCCCCGGCATAAGATTTCTCGGGTTCCGAAGGCGGCTCGGCAGGTTTGTTTTCCGACTCAGTCTGAGGGGGAGTCGTAGACTCGGTGATCTTTTCGCTTTCCGGTTCGGTCGTCGACATGGGATCTGCCGGCTTGGCAGGGGCTGTCGTCTCACTTTCGATTGGGTCTAATGTGACGGCAGTATCCTGAGATGCCCGGCTCTCCTCCAGGGAACTCTCCGACTCGGTCTGATGAGCAGAGGACTCATTGGCAATTGCTGAGCCCGGAGCAACTGAAGGGGCGGATCTATCCACCGAGTCTGTGGTATGGCAGGCGGCAAGCGCCAGGCAGAATGCCAGTGCGCAGGATAAAATCAAAAGTTTTTTCATGATGCATACTCCCGGTTCGTGTTTTTACCATCATTACACGGACGAGTCTGGGATTTTACAACTCAGCACGCAAGCTTATAAAAGCCGCGGTCCGCTTCGTCGACGCACCGGTCGAGGATCTCGTAAAATCGCTTGGCGTCCAACTCGGTATCCAGCCAGTGCGTGGCACGGTAGGAATAGCAGCCGACCTCATCGTTGATAGCATGACTTCCGAGCACGCTTCTCAGATTCAGATCGTTTGCGATCCGACACTGCTTTGCGGTACCCGGATGGGTAAGCGCCTTGGCGAGACAAACCACCATCAGCGGGTGCAGCTCGGAAAAAGAGATCTGCAGGTAATAATCCCGATACCTGCCCATGATCGAAGTTTCATCCTGACTGTCGATCGGCAGCTCCGTCAGAAGCATCTGACGGGTATGCTCGGCGATCTCTTTTCTGCGATGCTGTTCTTTCTGACTCAGATCACAATGTAGCATAAAATCTCCTTTCTTTTTCATCAGTGCGGCATGGCAATGTGGGTGATGGCACCCCAGATCCGGTTGGTCTCGTGGTTAATCCCAAGGATCCGGACGGTGACTCTGGCGCCTCTCGGCGGGCGTCCCCGTTTGGGATAACTGCACAGGCAGTCGATGCCGCCGTCCAACGCCACAAACACGCCGTTTGTATCCACCATACTGACAGTTCCGACATAACGGTTGCCAACGGAATACCTGCGCAGGGCTTTCTCATACGGATTTTCTCCCGCCTGTTTCACAGAAGCGGAAACCCTGACATGGTCACGGTCGCTGCGATCCACATCCAATACCTTGACGAGGATGCGCTGTCCGGGCTGGAAATGGGCCGCCGCGTCCATCCAGCGCTGGTAGCTCAGTTCCTTGAGGGGAATGTAGCTCTCCACACCGAACAGGTCGATGAAGATTCCGGCACGGATGGCAGAAACAACTCTGGCTTCTGCGCAAACACCGGCATAGATGCGGTTGTTGCCGTCCCGGTCTGTGCCGAAATACATTTCTTTCCTTCGGGCACGCATAGCCTCAAGGCGGCTCGCCGCTGCAATACCGGATTTGGGGTCAATACCTTTTACGATGTAATCGACTTCGGCGCCGAGGCGCTTGGTCAGCATGTAATGAAGCACCTCGTTCGGGTCACGCCCGCGATAATCTTCGGGCGGCTCCACTGCCTCGGCAGCAGGAATGATGACTTTGAACTCACCGTGATACAGGACTGCAAAGGCATGACGCGGGTTATCCGCCGACTGTTCCACACCTTGGATCGTCCCGGTCAGGATACGGCCGCTTCGCTGCGACTCGATGAGGTCGAGCAAGTCATTCTTGGCCTTATCCGCCTCCGTTTCGACCGTTGGACGATCGTCAATGGACAGCACCGACACGCTCGGTTTGGTATAAGTGCGTTTTCTCTTGGGTTTTGACGCCGTGTCGACGCCGTCTTCCTTGGCATTCGGTGCATTTTCAGGTTCTGTGTCAGACTGGGCTGATTCTGTTTCTGCCTTCTTGCGCCTGCGGGGCTTTTTGACCTCGGTCTGAGATTCCGTCGGTTCGTTGAGAGCCCCATCCGGAATTCCGGCCGAAGAGGCATCTGCTTCCGCCGAATCTGTTTCAGTCTGGGAGAGTGAGGCATCACAGGCGTCATCCGGTACCCCTTCGGCAGGTAACGCCGCGGTGTCCTCCTCAGTCTGGGGGTCTTGCGCCTCCAAAGGAGTTGTTATCTCCTCGGGAAACTCTGTTTTCTTTTTGGTTGGCATAGATTTTCCTCCTTTATTTGTTAAAATTCACTCGGCGGTTGTGCCGAGCTGTATAAGCTTTTTCTGCGTGCCGCCTTCTTGGGCGGCGTCGGTTCGGTGTCAGACCGGATCGGCTCGGGAATCATCGTATCGGCTGCCGGCTTATAATCATAAACCGATGCCTTTACGATCTGCTTTGCCATTGGGTGCTTTGTGAAATCCAGTTTGTTCAGCTTCAGAATGTTGTGCCCGCGTATGATGCAGAGCAGTTCCTCATTGGGAAGCCGTAAAACCTCATCCGGTGTAAGCAGCCGTCTGCGTCCCTGACCTTCGGTATGGCGGTACTGGGGAATGACCTGCGCCACCGCGATGGTCTGACGGACCGTCATGGTGGAATTGACCTGCACCGACATATCACCGGACCGGGCTGAGATATACTCGGCGGTCACATCATCGGTGCAGCCGAGCATCAGTTGGATGTCGCAGTTGCCGATGATTTCGGCCCACAGATTCTTGGGGTACCGATTCTGCAGCTGACCGAGGCTCTGCACGGCCAGCATGACTCGGATATCTCTCGACCGCACAACAGAAAGGGATCTTGCAAAATCGGATCCGTCTTCCGCACCTCCAATGCGGCCCACATTGTTAAACTCATCCAATATCAGATTGACGGGCACATCGCAGCGGCCGTTCGGACGACCGTCGGCATATCGAGTCAGTTTGATGAACATGAATGAGAAAAAGAGCGATGACAGGAACGCCATCGTAGCGTCCTGATCGCTCAGCACAATGTAATAGATGCATTTGTTTCTGCCGGGCGCCGTCAGGTCGATGTCAGACCGACTCGTGATCCGCTGGACTGCTTGGTTCTGAAGCACCTGAAGGCGTGTGCCCAGCCCCAGTATGATGCCGGAACGCACCGTATCACTGGACTGAGCAAACAGATTAAACGGCGCCCGTGCCGGATGGTCAAGCGGCAGCTTATCAAACATAGCGGTCAACTGCCGTTCACTGTTTTGCGTAAGCAGCTGATATACGGCGGACAGATGCTTCATATCAGGGCTTCGGGTCCGATCCTGATCGATAAGCAGGATGAGCGCCTTCAAAAGATTGCCCTCGCCGTTGTCCCAGAAGTGGTCGCCCTTACCTGAGCTGGTGTTGCCGATGATGACATTGGTCAGCACCTGCGCCATCAATGTGTCGCCGTTCAAGTCTGACATACAGTTCCACGAGTCGCTGTGCTCAGGGGATACGAGATTATAGATCTTCACATCGTAGCCCGCGTTTCGGAACATTTCCGAGGTATCGGCATAAAGCTCGCCCTTGCTGTCGGTCACGATTACGGACTCGCTGCGCCGCAGCGCCTGAAACAGCGCATTTCGGATAATCGCACGCGACTTCATGGTACCGGATGCGCCGAAAACGGCGATATGGCGGTTGAGTCTGGTGTCCTCCGGCATACAGACGGCTTTACCCTTGTACTCGCCGAGGATCGTACCTTTGGCATCGGGGACCGGGGATATTTCCAGAACTTCCTTCATTTCTTTTTCGTCCATCCAGGATGCCGTGCCGTAGATACCGGATTTGCTTCTGGCAAAGCCGCGGGGATCATGCTGCTTCCCGTCAAACTTATCGTGAAGCTTCACATAGGCGAAGATGGCACCGGCGATCAGCAGGATCATCAGGATGCCTTTGATCCCGTTCCCGCTGAAAGCCGCCGGAAAACAAATCAGCGGGTTCCAGCTTACCGGCTTCATCGTGCTTTCGCCGGAAACACCGCCGCTGTCCATCCACGCTGCGTAGTTGCCGAGTAATTGGCCAAGCATACCGCCCAGATAAAATAGTCCGACGCATCCCAGTATGGCAGCGATGATAATGGCTATCTTGCGGTTTTTATCGCTCAAATAAATTTCTCCTTTCCGGGTCGAGTTCTGCTTCCACAGCGTCAAACCCAATCGTTTTTATTGTCACACGGCTTCCGAGATACTCCCGGATGAATGCCATCTGGTATGGATAACACAGCACCTCATAATTTCCACGCTGATTCTCGACGGCTTCCTTAAAGCGAACCAGCCTTGCGAGATCTCCGTCCAGATGTGAGAACACATAGGCATCACCGATTTTTGCGTCATACTCAAACAGCCCACGGTCATAGGTCCGCACATCCGGGTCAAACAGAAGCTCCAAAAGCCGTTCTTTCCATTCGGGTACGGTCATAAGCCGCAGCTGGCGAATGCCATGCTCATCCATTGGGATGAAATACAGATTTCGGTAGATCGCATCAAACCGGAACTCTGGCCGTTTGGTTGTGTCGGACTCCAGCAGTGTCTTCAGCGCTACGCTCTCAGACTGGCCGAACAGAATGGCGGCCGGTGTTGCATCGGTGCCGGCATTCAGGCGGCTGATCTCAATGATGCTGTGCAGTGTTTTGAACTCGCCCTTGCCGCTCCATTTCATCACGGCGCTGCGCGTGTTATAAACGGCGTATGGGCGCTGCCCGAAATAGGCTGTTCCCACCATTCGGGTAAACATCGTTTTGTTCATCTCCGCTTCACCGAGCTTCTTCAGCTCTTTGGCTAGATAAAAGCACGAGGCATCGGGAATCCGTTTGGTAATGGTCCGGTTTTGAAGAACGGGAAGCATATACGGTCGGCATTCAATACCTGAGCGCATACACATCGCCACGGCTTCGGCAACACGGTGGTTTCTGTCCCGGTGTGCGGCATTCCCAGGGAATTTATGTTCCCAAAAGGCGTCCATGTAATACCGGTAAGCGTCCGGGTGAAGCCAATCCAGTATGGGGAGGGCACCCTTATAAAAGCGCACAGACCTGCCGTTGCCTTTGCCGGTAACGGTAAGCAGGCGTGTGGTCAGTTCCGTTTCCATCTGAGGGATGCGGAATGTTTCCGGTGTGGTGAGCTTATGAACCAGGGCTTTGTAAGCACGTTCATTGCCGAGCAGGTAGAGCGAACGAATCGGATATTCACCGACGATGGAAAGCATTGTGATGAGCTGCCGGAGCTGACTGCCCGGGCGGAAGTATTGCACAGGCGCATCACCTCGCTTTGTAAGAAATTCCGACCACATGACTGCTCTCTTTGTCGGAATTCCCGCCGTGAAATCTGCCCCAAATCGCCGCTATACCGGGCGTTTTCGACTCCCAATTTCTTATGTAAGTTTTCCGGGGCGGAAAACGGCGGTTTTTACATAAGATTTTCCCCTTAACAAAAGCGGACTTCATAGAGTTTCACCCCCTTATCCGGCAGCGTTTTCTCTTCGACCATCCACATAGGAAAGTCGTGTTTAGGGATTACATAGACTTCCGTGCGGTCCTCGCTTCCGGCAGCGCTGCAATAGTAATGCGAGCAAACTGCCGGGTGATCGTCGGGCAGAACATACAGTGCCAGAATGTCCGTGACCATATTGGTTTCGATATTATCGTGATCCCGCATGGCCCGCTCCGGTCGGCTTCTGTCATACACATGGCGGTAGGCAAGTACGCAATCCCGAAAGCGGACCGGAGGCTTACCCTCAAAGAACTTCCGCATAGCCGGATAAAGATAAGATCGGATATAGTCCGCTGAGCCGGACGCTTTCTTCGGCAGCAGTGCAGGAATGCGAACGGAAAACCATCCCTCGGCCGTAAATCCAACTTCAACAGGAATCGTATCGGATATGATCGCATCCGTTTGAGTTGTTGCCCCGACTGCTCCGGTGTAGGCCGGAAGGACACGGGTGAGAAGGACTGTCTGCTCGGACAGTTCCTCAAGCCGAAGCGCCCGGTTATAGCTCTCCGGAAGATTTCCGTTTTCGTAAAACCAGCGGACGGCAGCAGCTTGTTCCTTCATGCGGGACAGCTTGGCTTCTACTTTGCCGAGCGTCTTCATATAAGTTGTTTCAGCCTTCATGTTCGGTCGCCTCCTCACTGTAAAAACGAACTTCCGGTTCGTCCTGACCGCAAAAATCCACCGTGGCGAACAGACACGGCGCATTCGGCAGCCGAACAGTGCTCACCATATCGATCCGAGGCACCACAACGATATATTTCATATCTTCCTGGGGCTGAAGCAGCTTCAGCAGATTCTGCTCGCCGTCATAGAGCACCACGATCTCATAGCCGACATTTTCTTTCAGGAAAAATAGCTGCGACGGGTAGACCGCCGGATAATGCGCCATCGGTTCCACCTTGTCAATGAATCGGAGCAGCACCCATATTGCCAGGATCATCCGCTGATCCGGCTGGCACATCGGGTCAAGCCCGATATAATAACCACCGGAAACATCTGCGATACGCATCTGCCTTTTCAGATTCCGCAGGATCTTTTCTGCCGTCTGCGGCGGCTTTTGCAGCATCTTTATGATTTGCGCACGGGGCAAGGCTCCGTATTGCGAGAGCCATTTGACCACATACTGTTCATCGGTCAACAGCACGATAACCACCTCCTTTTTGTACTCATTTGCGCCAAAATGCGTATTCCGTGCAAAATGCGCACTGTTAATCCGCCTCCTGCTGCCGCTCCTTGAGAATGGCTTCCAGCTCGGCACGGTCGGTCGTGATCATTTCCTGTTCCTCTTTGGACGCCTTAATGATGACAGGCACCTTACTGTTGTTGGAACAGATCAGCGCCTCGCCGCGTTCAAAGCGGGTAATGGAACGGATCTCGGTTTTCGTAAGCTTCAGCGTATCCCGGACAAACTCCGCTTCGTCCGGTTCCAGATTCAGAATGATCTTATTTTTGGAATTATTGATAATTGCCCGACCGTAGCGACCATCTTCCAAGCCGAAGAAATCGGACAGGTCCTGCGTTGCGGAAATCGCCGCGCCGCCGAAGCCTCGGATGATCTTGAATATTTCCAGGCAGAACTCTGCCGCCATCCGGTTGGAACCGGCACCGATCAGCTGCCAGATCTCGTCGATCATAATGGCCTTCTTTTTTGTGCGGTCGCTTTTGATCTTGTCCCAGACATAATCAAGGGCGATCATCATACCCACAGGCAGCAGCTTGCCCTTCAGCTCCGATAGGTCGAGAACGATATATTTATTGGACAGATCCACATTCGTCTGTTGATTGAAGGACTGCGCCGAGCCGGTAACAAAGCGACTGACAATGACTGCAATACGCTTGGTCATTTCATTCTTTTGCAGTTCCTCATGCAGATCTCCGAGTATCGGCATGGCCTTCATCTTCGGCGGAACGGCATTGCGGTCCTCATAGACCGAATCGTTATCATGCGTGATACCGAACTTGCCGTAGGTACGGATCAGCGCCTCATCCAGCATCTGCTCCTCTTCGTTGGTCATGTCCGGAATCAGCAGTGAGAAGAAGATCATCAGCTGCTGAATTTTCTGCGCCAGAAGGGAGTCCATCTCGCTGTAATCCAACTCATCGATCAGTTCCATCTCTGGACTGATGGTGTGCCGGATCTCCATAATATTGATGCAGTGCGGTGAGCCCGGTGCAATCTTGATAAACTGACCGCCGATGCGGTTGCATGCACGCCGGAACTCATGTCCCTTGATAGGAGCAATGATATAGCACTGAATGCCGCGCATACGCATACGCAGTGCCAGCAGTTGCATGGTAAAGGTCTTTCCGGCGCCACTGGTACCGAGCAGGTTCAGATTGGCATTTTTATTTTTCTTCGTGTCAAACAGATCGACAATGCACAGCGAGTTGTTATGGCGGTTAATTCCGAGCAGCACGCCGGTATCGTCCGACATCTCGAAGGATGTGAACATATAGGTAGAGGCCGCACCGCTGGTCAGCACATTCCGCTTGGATTTCTTTTCAAGCTTCGGGGATATCTGCAGAAACGGCATCACCGTGCGCAGGGCGTCCTCCTGCTGGAAGCTGCAGTCGCTGACATACATATCCATAGACTTGAGCATATCGGTCATCTGCTGCTTGCGCCACATCAGTTCTTCGTAGGTTCGTGCGGACACGGTCACGAATACTGACATATAAAAAAGGTCCTCGTTGTAATTGGCGATTCCTTGCTTGATGAAATATCCTGCCTGAATGGAACCGGCAAGCTCCTCATAGTCGGTCGAGGTGTCCTGCATACTTTTAAGCTTCGTGCGGTTCAGGCGGATGCGCTGGGCAACCTTGTCGATGGTCTTGCTGCGGTTTTCCCGTTTTAGAAACACATCGACATCAATGCCTTCGCCGGCGTTGATGAGGGAGGACATCCATCCGGCGCGGACCTTATTCGGGTATCCGTTTCCTTTGATATACAGGAAGGAGTAGTAGAGCCCGTCCATAATGATATAATTGCGGTGCGTCAGGTCAATTCCGCGCGGCGCAATAAAATGCGCCATACGGATATGCGGGATTGGGTCGATCCCGATGACCTTGTTTTTCGCCGCCATCGTGTCTAAGACGATGCGGTCGACACGGGAATGAAACGGCTCCTCCACACAGGAACGGCGATTGAAAAACATATATAAAATCTCCGCCGTTGCTTCGTCGGGATCCTTCGGCTGAAGGATATTGTTGCCGCACTGCATGAAGTAGGCTCGGGCGTTCTGCTCGGCGGTCAGCAGTGTGCTGCAGATCTGTCCGTAGTCGCTGTTTTCATTACGCCGCAATTCTTCATACCGGAAAATCAAAAAGAAGCGCCTTGTCAGCGCTTCACGGCTTCCCACATCCTTAATAAGTCGGATATATCCCTCGCTGAGCTTCTTACACTGCTCACTTTCCTCGGTTTCCATTTCCTTTCGGAGCATAGCTATATGCTTATCGGAGTCAGCTTTGCGGGTAATGCTCTTGAACTGCAGATGCACCGGTGAAATTTTCAGCCAGCTTGCAAACGAGCAGATGATCTCATACTGTTCTTCCTCAGAGCGCAGCATAAAGTTGATGGGCTCAATTTCAAGAATTTTGATATACCGCCCGTCGGTCGTCTCAATAATGCCGTGTTCCAGATTTTTGATCGGAATGAAATCCTGGGTAAAGCTCAGCTTTTCAGGCTTTCTTTTTCCTGCTTTTCTTTTTGCGGAGCTGTCTTTGGTCATATTTGTATCCCACCCTTCTCAAATGCAGTTTTCTTCTGTGTGCCAGAAAGCAGATAATGTGACCTGCATACTGGAACAGCGAATCGCCGTCAATGCCCATAGCGGCGAGGATCCCGATTGGAATCAGCGTGACGGTCATCACAACGATGCGTATTGTGGTTGCCATCGGGATCAGCATTAGCTCCGGATATCCGACAGCAAATATCAGGATCAGTGCCTCGACCGCATTCCGTGGTTCCAGCATTCCGCCGAATATCTTTCCGGAGTCGGTATAGTTTGCAGGAATGGCAAAGGTTGTATTGAATTCTTTTTCTTCCATGATTCCTCCGTTCTTTTTTATCCCGGTGTATCACCGAAATCTACATTCTTCGGTCGGCGCAGTGCCAGCCCTGCCTCATAGCTCGGCGTATTAAAGATCACGCCTTCACCACCGGAGGAATGGACCCACATGCGCTCGCCGTTTTCACCGTATCCGGCAAAAATAAGCACATGATTCCATCCGCCTCCGTCGTCATCCATCAGGAACCCCAGATCACCGGGCAAAAGCTCTTCTGCGGTAATGGCATAGGATTCGTCCCACTGGCTCCATGAGGCACCGTTCAAGCTGACGCCGACAGCCGTTTTATAGGTCCAGTCTGAAAAGCCGGAGCAATCCAGGCCGAATGGGCGGATCGTGCCGGTCGTTGTGGAACCGGCTGCTGTAACGAGCTTCGGCGTATTCCATTCATCATTCCATCCGGCTGCCGATTTGCCGCCCCAGAAATACGGCACCTTCCCAACGAGGGACAGGCCGGTTTTGACGATGTGCTTTCGTGTTTCGCCGCAATTCTGACGGGCAAGGAAGGCAATCAGCTCTACATCGGTAAGCGGAACGGTACTGCCGTTTCCGGCCGTTCCGTAGAGCGTTTTCTTCAGGGCCAAGGCACGGGAGTGGATCACATCGCCGTATGTGGTTTCCAGACCGTTATAATAGGCGTTCAGATCCAGCCCGAACGCCGCGGAAATCACCGTATTGTCAAAGGGATGAATGGTGCATTCCAGATATTTAACGGTTTTCTTTTCGGGCGTAAGCGTTTCCTTGCCCGTGTACTGATAATAGGTTGCCTTGCGTGTTCCGGTGATATTGCCGCCGCTGTATACGGGGAGCGTCAGGGTGACGGCTGAGTATGCATCCACCTCGATCTGTGTATCGGATGACAACTGCTGATCCTGCAAATAGTAGGTCGCTTCCGCCGTTTCATAACGGTATTGCGGGACGCCGTTGATCATTCCGGTCTTAACCGTTTTCGTTACCACGGTTATCTTGACCGGCTTATAGGTATAGTAAGCGACCGGCGTGATCGCTTCATTTTCTCGCTCAACCGAGGTTACGAGAAACATGTTGGCTGTCACACCGTCCAGCTTCTTTTGCATATCCTCCGGGTCGTTGCTGAGCTGTTCCACCGAAGTGGAATATGCCGACAAAATAAAGGCGGTGTCGTACCCGGCCGAGCTCTGCGCATAATTGATCAGCGCATTCATCGAAAGCTCCCGGTCATAGCCTCCGTCTGAAATCAGGCGTTCTACCTCAGCCATCGAAGCGTCGTACCCGGCCTGGACAATATCCGAAACCGTCTCGGAGAGATTTTCATAGATCTCCGTGATGGATACCGTCGGCTCATTGCCGTCGATACCGAGCGCTTTATTGATGATGATCCCGGGCAGCTCTACGATCATAACAATGAGGAAAATCACCGATAGGCACAAGCAGACCAGAATTTTAAACAGGGTATGCCGCATCGCCCATGCGGCGGAGATGATCGCACCCCAGGGACCACCGGCGGCTGTACCGGCTGCAATTTCTGCCACGGCTTTGCCGCCCTCCACACCGGCCTTTACGGTTGCCGCAGCGGCATTGGCTGCAGCTTCCGCTCCTTTTTTCGCCGCCTGCTTTGCGGCTTGTTTTCCGGCATTTTTAGCGGCTTTTGCCGCCTGACCGGCCGCTTGACCGATATTATCCGAACCGTCTCCAATTTGCTGCTTTTGCGGCTCTGCCATTCTCTCACCTCCGTATTCAAACTGCCAAAGGCAGGCTTGTTTTCTCTTTTATATAGGAAGACAGCCGAACCGAATCCATTGCTCCGATCCGGCTGTCCGCCGTTTATCGTCTCCGCCTTGGCGACTTGATCTCCGTTTGATCACGGGATTTTGGCTCACCATAACGGGACGGTGTGCTTTTGTACCGCACAGTTTCCGTAGAAACGGTGCGTACATTTTCGCCGTCATAGACCGGTTTTCCGTTCTCATAAACCGGCTTGCGTTCCACTGCAGCCTCGCCGTGTACTGCGTACCACTGGCTGCCGTGGACATCTTCATATACCTGATAGTCACCGCGGGGAGGTGCATACTGCGATGTATCATAGAACATCGTGCCGGATCCGTTTTCATGTCGGACCTCAAAATGCCCGTCCATACGACTGGATCCATCCACGCTTGTGACCGGCTGTTCATAGCCCGGCATAAAGCTTTGGAACTGTGCCCGATTATAGCCATCCGCCGCATCGCCCGCCTCAAAGGGAGGCGTCTCTGCGTGCTGCTGCATGGCGTACCACTCTACGCCGTTCGCCGCCTGGATTGTGGAATGCGGTGCATCCGGCTCATCGTAATAGGCACTGTTGTACCATCTGCTCACGCCGCCGTCCGAAGATGCCTCAATGACACCGTCTCCGACCGTTCTGAGCGTTGCACCGTCCGCATCCGGGAATGCAGCTGCGACCTGTGCCGCCTCAGCGGAATTGCCGCTAAATACGGGTGTATCGTAAAATGCTCCGGCTCCGGAACCGCTGGCCATCTGATACCACTGGCTGCCGTCCGAGGCATTGACAACGGCGTGCGGTCCGTCCGGCTTTTCAAACTGGGAAGCGTTGAACATCTCGACAGCCGTTTCTCTCCCGTCAGCACCGATTGCCTTTGTGGAGATATGTCCGCCGGTGATTTGCGTATCCGAGAGATCCATGCCTTTCATATGCGGCATATAATTGCCGAGACTGCGGTTGGCAATGTCGCCGCCGATAGAACCGGACACATTCGGTGTTCTGGACGCCACAGAAGAGATGGATTCTCCGGTCAGTGTGGCGCCGTTACGGGCTGCCATACCGCCGAAAGCCCGACCGACAAAGCCGATCGTTCCGCCAGCGCCCATTCTTGTGCCGCCGTCCACGACCGCATCACGCACATACGAATTGCCCTTGAAGCGGTTGGCAAAGCCTGCGGCAAACCCCGTTGCCGCTGCGCCTGTGCCGGTTGCGACACTGCCTCCGCGGAACACACTGCCGGCGCTTCTTGCGCCTCCGGCCACGCCGGTGATTACTCGTGCAGCCATCAGCAGTTCCATGCCCATACCGGAGCCGGTCTGGGCTACATTCAGTCCCATTGCCGCGAGATAGCTGTCAAACTTCTGTGCCGTTTTGAGGAACGCCACTGCACAGAACAGCCACAGGAACACATTGCCGTTCCCGTTGGACAAGGCACCGCCTGTGCCGATGTACTGGCCAACCGAGGTTGAAAAGCCACGCAGGAACCAGACATTCATCACAAGGAGCAATAGCTGCGACCCGACCATCCGGCACCACGACCGGAATACCGGCGTTGTTGCTTTGGATGCGCCCATAGAAAAGGCGAGAGGTGAGGTGTAGCACAGCACGCCGACAACAATGTACCGTTCCACCGTTTCAAGCAGCAGCTTGAAATAGTTCCAGCCCAGCGCAATTTCCAGTATGGTGAGCAGCAACAGTCCGACCACCGAGATGGTGGCGATAAGACTGGTCAGGCCGTTTTGAAGAGCCTGCTCGATTCCGGCAAAGGTGAAATCCTCCGCCGTCATCTGAATGTCCATGAGTGCCGTATACGGCGCTGTTGCGATTTTCAGCGTCAAAAGGAAAATCGGCTTGGCATATCCAATCAGGAAGGCGAATAATGCGCTTCTGCCAAGGAGTACCCACGGGTTTTCTGCTTCCGTTACAGGGCCGCCGAATATACGGAACAACTGCCAGACTGTGATCAAAAACAGCAGTGCCCATGCGGTGTACTGCATTACGGTAAAGGCTTTGGATACAAACGGGAAGTATTCTTCCATTGCCGTCATATCCGTGCCAAGCGCCTGAAGGAAAAGCCCGGACACGGCATCCATCATGTCTGACACAACGCTGCTGATCCAGGTGACGATTCCTTCAAAAATCCAGTCAAGCATAGGTGTTCACCTCCTTTCCGCTTGACCGGGTCTTTTACGGGTTGTAGTTTCCGCCGCTGATGAGGGGCTGCAGATAGGCAACGATAAAGCCGAGAGAATTCAGAACGATCCAAGTGATCACGATCCTCTTGAGCCAACTCGTCGCTTCATCGACGGCTCGCTGATTGCGCGAGATCATGCGCACCAGCAGAGCAATAGCGGCTACGGTGACTGCCACGATGGTACTGATCGCCACAAGCTCTCCGTAGATATCCTTCATGATCATCGAAAAACGATCCCACATATCTGCGGCGAATACCGCCTGCGTCGAAACGAGCAGTGCTGACATAACGCCCACAAGCGACCAGTATGCGGTTTTGATTTTCCCATCGCGCAGCCGAAGCTGTCTGTTCATGCGTTTGGCCCTCCTTTCTTCAGTATTGGGCAACAAAAAACGCCGTCTCTTAAAGCTTTTCAGCTCAAGAAACGGCGTCGGTTTCGCCCGATCCCAGTTTGGGACGATATTATTTTAGCACATTCGCTTTCCCGTGTCATCGGCAATCGTGTGCCAACTTTTCGCCTTTTTATGAGCATATTCATTTCAGTCCTTCCAGAAGCGTCAGCATTTCCAGCCAGAAGTCTACATCCGGCGCAGCTGTCGCCCACAGACGAATGGAAAGAATGGAAATGGCCTGCTGACGATAGCGATAAAAGTTCCGTGACGACAGGTTTAGGCGATACAAAACCTCCTGATGGTTGAGCGCCTCCGGCGCTATGTAGGTTGTGTAGATGAGATTATACAGCCGTTCGCCGTTGTCCGGCTTTTTTCGGAGCACGGTCAGTGCCTCGTTGAGCCGATCCATCAACAGGCGGGATTTCTGCATACCCTGCATCCGGCTTTCGATCTTCTTGTTGCCCAGCGCCACCTCGACATCCACATCCTCGATCAGCTTGTCCACGCCTTCAAACGGCCGATCAAGCTCAGCAGCAACCGTCTCGGGGAAGCATTCCAGCATCCACACCAGCGTGCGATAGTGCTGAAGGAGCATCAGCGTGTTGTGATAGCAATTTTTCGTCTTTTCCTGTCTGGCAGCACGCTTTTGTGCGTCGTCGATTTGGCTGTCTCCCAAGATGCCTCGCTTTGTCAGAAGTGTGATAAAAGCGTCTGACTGCGCTTGTATTCGTTTTTCCTGCTGCTCATATTGCAGTTCATCCTGTTTGCTCATGATAAAACATCTCCTTTGCGATTTTGGTGATATCCGTCGGCCTGCACGGTCCGCGGATTTTATTCGTTTCCTGTACCTTGAGCATGGAATACTCTTTACTCCGGCAGACATACTCACAATTCTTACAGTTCCAACACGGAGAAAAATACGCGCGTATTATACTGTCCGAAAGTGCAACGCGATTTTCTTCCACATTGTCAATCGACTTTTCCACGGCATTTCTGCTGTACCATGCAACCAAGCGGTTGATATGATCGTTTTCACTGCCTACCTTGTGCGTATTAGCACCCCAAATGCGTATTTCATCAAGAATACGCAGGATTTCTGTCTGCTTAGGCAAGGAAACCTCGGTATCCATTGGATACGATTTATTGAAAACGAGGCAGCCGTAAGAGCCAGGAAGACGGTACAGAGCAAAGGCATCCCCGTGCTTTTTGAAAAATCTCCATACCTTTGTCTTTTCCCAGCCCCAGCGCTGACCCAGTTTTTCCATCGTTAATATGGCGCCGTAATTGCCGTATTGAACAGCCGGCGCCATAAAAGAAAACGCATTGCCCGGTTCCTCTGATACTGTGTGGCACCAGAGATCCAGCCATGCGTCTGCTTCATCAAATGTATATTGTTCTTCGGCAAGTCGCTTCGTAATATTGCGGGGAAGGCAGAGGAACCCAAAACCATCTGTAGCATACACGGTTCCGTTCATGCATTCCTCACCGGAGCATTTTATGACCCAGTCCGTCAATTGATAGGTCAGCTTTTTTGTTTTGCTGTCCAGTGTATATTTCAGATAACCGAGGGCTGACAGCCTGTCCAGTATCTCTAAAGCCTTTGTGCGGCTTTTGATGCCGAGAATGCTCTTGAGCCCAACAATACCTCCGGACCACATTCCGGGGCTCACAGCGTTCTTATGGCCACAGTAGGAGGCATGTCCTTTGCGAAATGCAGCTCTGGCGGCGAGCTTTGCCCAGGCACCCATAATGCCTTTGCCGATTGGCAGGGTGTCCCTTCGCAGCTTTACCCATTCATACTTCATCAAGCATTTCAACATCAGCGCCTCCTTCCTTGGAATAATAAAAAAGACGACCTTTCCGCCGTCACATAGTATCAGTCTTCAATTCTTACGATCAGTCCGTTCAGCTTGATCAGCTTCACGCCCTTGAGATACCAGAACTCACCGAGTTCGATTCTCGTCGGGATCCACTCTCCGTCAAGCAGTATCTCCAGCCGTTCTCCGCAGTGAAGGCCGCCGTAGTAATCCAGTGGCCCGAAGCGAATGTCCATTCGACCGATTACATCATCATAAATCAGTACACCTTGTTTTTTCATCCTTATCCTCCTCGTGAAATAGGAAAAGCCGAATGAGTTTCTGTGCTCATTCGGCTTTTCTGTGTGACAGGTTATTAAATATGTTTTGCTCGGCTGCCTATAAATTGGCTCCTCCTTTCGGGCATATTAAAGTCGAATTATGCCCGGGCCTCGAATCTAATTCTTGGACAAAATCAGCAAAACCCCAGTGTTTATGCGGCATAATCCTCTTTGTGTTATTATACCGCAATCATCAATACGTCTGACAATGCCTGTAGCTTTCATATATCAAATTCCTCCAGTCGATGCAAATGTTGCACAGATAGTATCCGCCTGCCAAAGGCCGGCTATGCAGATATTTCCTGTTTCCTGTTTTTGGAAAGCCGCGCCGCGAAAAAATGCGCATGCCGCTTGAACTCGAACTAATTCCTTGATTTGGCCCTTGATTACTTCCTCGTTTAGCTGTACAATTTTCTCGGACATAGTTTGCTGTCTCCTTTCAGAATGGTGTGTCGTGACTTCATTCTACCAGAGCCTGCAAGCTATGTCTTTTTTTGCTCTTTTCAATTTGCGCAACTTATTGTACCTTATCGTATCAAAGACAGCGTTTTTATAGAACCACCACGAAACACAGGTCGATCAGAAACCGCTGCATCGCGGTGCTGTTGGCGCTCCTGTACTTCAGCTGGCGGATGTGCAGGCTGTTGAGATACTGACAGCGGCCCAT